CTATAACCAAATGTTACTGGTGTACCTTGTATAATATTATGTGATAGGGTTGAGTCGGTATCTTGTTTAAGTAGTTTAGCAATTTTATTATGAATTGTAAGGAGTGCTGTTACCATTTCTTTTCTGATTGGATCTTGTGAATCCACTGCTTCCACATGAGTAACTACTCTATACCACCCGAAAATATTATCTAACTTGAAGGAATTTTCTAAATTGTTCTCTACCCAAATAAAAGGATTTTTAGATGTACGAACAGTTCTTTTTCTATTTAAGAATGAAGTTTTTGTGTAGAACCAGTTCTTAGTATCTCGATTGATTGTGATGTGAACATCATCATTACTTTTCTTAAAGTTTTGGAAACCTGCTCTTTTTTCTTTTCTAAATCTAAATAATGAAAGTTTTAGTTTATTTCCTGGTAACTCAGATAATACAAGAGTTACCCTATTAACCATATTATGAGTTAACTTATTAAATGCCTTTTCATTCCACTCTTTCTCATTCATCTGACATTTTTCAGATTTTTTATAATATAATAAAGAATTATCGGGTACTTGTGTAGACTTAAACAAGTCAACCCCTTCTTTACTTTTCTTTACTAATGAATTGTTAAAGGTTATCCACTCTGGACTTACGTCACTTACTATATCCTCATTTTTGACTCTATAACCATCAATAGGCATATAGTTATGGTATTCTGTTGAACACAGATTTTCCCATGAATACCTTAATATAACTTTTTCATTATCTTTCATACTACAAAGATACTAAAAAAAATTAATAATTCATAATTAAAAGTTCTTCTCCTTTGGATTGTTTTTTACCTGACTTGGCTCCGGCCGCTTTTGCGAACTCTCTTCGTTCCCATTTGTAGTTTGTTTGTGGGAACCATGTATGTAATAGTTCAAAATCATAATAACTTAATGAAAACTTTCCTTCCATTTTATGTAAAGTTTTTGCAACTCTTTCATGGTCTGCTCGATCGAAATCATGATTAGAATAATAATCTTCTGTTTTCCAGTATGGTGGGTCTAAGTAAACATAAGTTGTTGGTGAGTCATACTTTTCAACAACTTTTTGAAAGTCCATATTCTCCACAAATGTTATCATTTCAAATAATTTGGTCCATTTAGGATTTGATAGTTTATCTCTAAATGTGTCAAACTTAGATTTGTATTTACCCTTGAGATCGATAAAAGATGCACCGTCTGGATTGGTTCCACTCCAGACCTGTGTTAATACATAAGCGTACTTAACAGCTATTGGCACATCCCCATCATCATTCATTTCTAAATCATTTGAAAATATTTCTTTCTGATACTCATAAAATCTATCCTTTTCTTGTGCTGGGATATTTTGCATGTATTGTAACATTTCTTTATGTTTTTTAGAAATACATTTGAAGAAATTTGTATTTAATGGATTAAAGTCATTATATACAACTGTCTTTAGATTCATTAAGGAATCTGGATTCATCTTAAAAAAGACCCAGTACATTCCTCCAAACGGTTCCACGTAAGTTTCAATATCTGAAGGAATATAACCTGCAATCCATTTACCTATTCTACTTTTTCCACCTATATAACTTAGACACATACTTACAGATTTTCTTTTTCGTTAAAATATTTTTCTAGTTTTGACATTTTATCTTCAGCTTCTGATAATTTACTTAAAGCCTTCATTGCCTCCTCCACTTGTTGTGGGTGTTCTCCAATACCTACACTATTTTCCATATAGTTATTAAGAGTAAAAAGAGCCTCAGTTTTTTCAGCTCCACATTGTGCCATTAAGGCATCGTACATTAATTTTTTTCCTTTCATTTTAAGATATTATTTCGTCGATTGGACTTTCAGCGACACTTGTTATTTTCCATTCATAAGTACACCCTTCATATAACTTAACTGTTTTAACTTCAGCCTCTGTTATAGACATAGCGTCTACTAATTTTTGTCTGGTTGTTGTTTTTACTTTGTTTGTTTCTACATCCACAAACTTTTCTTTTACTTTTACCAAGTAGTATTTAGATTCTTCCATTTATTTAATTTTTTAATACTTAATATTATTAAAATTTTCAGAGAGTTTCAACTCCTCTAAAAGTTTTCTTTCTTGTTCATTAATTTTTTCTGGTACAATTAGTTTTAATATTACTATAAGATTACCAACACCACACTCGTTATGTAATCCTTTACCTTTTACTCTTAATCTATCAAAAGGTTTTGAGTTTGGTTCTATATTAACCTTTATTAACCCTTTAAGGGTCTCGACTTCAATTGAAGTTCCCAGAATTAAATCTGGAAATGTAAGTGGAGTCTCTATTATTAAATTATTACCTTCTCTTTGGAATTTTGGGTGTGGAACTTCGTTTATTACAATATATAAATTACCCATTCCTCCTACATCCTCATTACCGAAACCAGCATAAAATATTCTTTCTCCATTTTTTACACCTTTTGGTATATCAAATTCTATCTGTTGTTCTACTATTTTATGTACATTTATTCTTCCCTGTCCTTGACATTGACTGCACTTAGTTTGAAAAGGACCCATCAAATTTACCACCCCTCTTCCATTACATGATCTACAGGTTTGTGGTGGTCTATCTCTATCAAAAATTCTCCTTTTATATCTAATGGTTTTTGTCATTCCATTATCAATATCTATTAGAGTGACTCGAATATTAGCGTTAAGGTCTTGTCCAGGTCTATAATTCCTTGATGTGGCACCTCCTGAGTTAAAAAATTGGTCAAAAATATCACTAGTGTTCATATTTCCATCTGAAAAATTAGAAAATGGATTATTTAACTTATTATTGTACTGCTGTCTCTTATTTTCATCTCCTAAAGTACCGTAGGCCTCCGCAACTTCTTTGAACTTATTTTCATCTCCTCCCCTATCTGGGTGATGTTCTTTGGATAGTTTCCTATAGGCCTTCTTAATTTCATCCGTTGTTGAATCCTTTGTAACACCAAGAATATCGTAATAATTGTTCATTTTTATCTTAATTAATTTATATTTATATAATATGAAAACATATTGTATAATAATAACAAAAAATAGAAGAAAAAAGAAGCTTGTTTTTGAGACTAATGTTAAAAAGAACGCGACTCAGCGTTTTAACACATTAGTACGCAACAATAAAGTCTTATTTCCTGTTAAGTTTATAAGTAATAAAACTCCCATAGATGTAAACTTTGAAATCCTTCTTTTGAAGCGAAGAAGTTCTGATTCAGAACAAAGTATCTTGTTAAGAGACGGGTTTGGGCGAACTAAAGAACCCGTGTTTAGTGATGATAATGAATGGGTTCTATTAAAACATCGTCCTTACTACTATGAAGAAAACTTTAAGGTGTATGGAGAAAGTGAAAGATTTACACTTATAGATTTAATTTCAAAAGTTATTAACCCTTCTCTAAATTCTAATAAAAAAGAAACTGGTCATATATATAGATTTCAAAATAAACTATGTGTTGAGGTTGGTAGGGATATTAATTTAGTTGTTACTAAAAATAAGTTGGATTCTATTCGTCTTTATGAAAGGATAAAAGAATTATTTATGAAAAAGAAAAAAATAAATGTTCTTTTTTCTGGTGAGGTACCTAGAGACAAAAGAAGTGGTTTGTATACTAAGTTAGGTAGTGTTCTTAAAATAAGTAGAGATTACTTATGGAGAGGTATGACTCGTTAATTTAACCCAATTCGAAAAGTCAAAGTTTTTTCATCTAAATCTTTAATTGTTATTGTTTGAAATATTCCTTCTTCTTGATTTTCATTATATATTCTTTGGAGTGCCTCTGTTATTATTTTATCAAAAATGGTTTTGAACTCTATAATGTCTAGGACGGGATCACCTTCATTAATAAATTTTTCTACGGATAGTTTTTCGACTCTTTCTAGAATTGCTGGAATATATTTTTGGAGATTTTTAGTTAAAGTTTCCTCTAATTGTCTCTCCATTTTATCTAGATATTGTTGGACTGTCATGTATTCTTAAATATTCTGAATAGTTAATATATTGATTTTTTGTTCTAACCCATCTACTAAACCCTTAACTACTTCATTATAGTTTTGTTTTTTTAACTCTTTATAAGTTAGAGTTGTATTAAAGGTGTGTTTAATGTTATTTTTTTTACCCTCGATTATTATATTTATTCCTTCAGGTAAATGTTTTTGTTTTATTCTATGTGTAAAGGTAGTCATTTATTTTTTTATTACAAAGTTAAATTCTATATCTTTTATAGTTATATTAAATTCATCAATAAAATCTTTCTGGTTGATAATATTTAATTCCTGTAGTTCTTTCTGAAGTTTTTTATGCACCAAGGATGGTAAATCAACTCTAATAGTGACATTAGATTGTTTAACTTCGGTTTCAAAAAACTCTACTATTTTTCCAATAGACTCGATATCCATTTCTTCATTGTTCTAAATAACCCATTACTCTGTTCTTTTTCTTCTTTTACCTCTTGCTTTTTTTCTTTAGGGTTGTTAATTTCTTCTATTATTTTTTTACCCAGTCCATTCTTTATTTCATCAATAAATTTTTTCTTGTGGTTATTTATACTCTTATCTATAGAAATTTTTTCATTTTCTAATATTCGTATATTACGTTCAATATTGTTCATTTGTTATAATTATGCAAAAAAAATGAGAGAATAAATGTTATATCTCTCATTTTACAAACCAAAAAATAATATTACTATTCTGAAGGGTTAGATCTTTCAAAATACTCTTGCAAAGTATGTATTAACCACACACATCCTGATGTAAATACACCATATAATAGACCCGTTAGAGGAATAAACCACAGGTTTTCTTCAAATGTGACTATCTTATCAACTGGATTCTTTACGAACCAACCTAGAATTGCTCCAACCCAGAATGAGGAACACATCATACAAGATAATAATTCATCTATCCATGTTGATTTTGATTTTAACCATGTTCTTGGGGTGTTAAATATACTCCCGTATACAACTATGTTTGTTAGCCCATAAGCTAATAATATATAAATTAAACTACTACTCATTTTCTTTCTCTATTAATCCTATTTCTTCTTTTATTTCTATTTCAAGATTTTCTAAATCTGTTATTGTGTTTGTCTTAAAGACTTTCTTAAGTTCATCTACCTTCTTCTTAAATAAATCCTCTTTTCTTTCCCTATCTAAATTCTCATTTATAACATCTTCAAAAAAATCAAGTACTATATCTACATCTACATTTTTATTTTCACCATAAAAATGATATGTTACTCTTCCATTTTCATCTGCCTCTCCTTTATGCATTTTAATGGGTAAATTCTTTTTTTCTAAAACAACCCATTTAGGATAAAACGCCCCACTAACTAAAACTAAGTTTTCACTAAACTTAATTTCTTTTAGATATGGTAATAATGTCGATACTCTTTCTTTAACACTCATAATTAAATTGTAATTCCGTTAAATATACATAACATAATATATGATAATGATATTCCTAATAAAAAACTTTTTTTATCAGACATAACCCAAGGAGAGGGTTGATCAGTAACCAATAGATTGACTAGAAATAAGGTTATTTCTTTAATCACATTAAATACTGATAACCACAAGCATAAAATTAATAGTTTATTTAATAAGATTAGTCCCATTGTTTTCTAACTTCGTTTATTTCAATTCTAAATGTTTGAGCCATTGTCTTAAGTTCTTGTAGGTTTTTTCTAACTCTAACTGCAGCTGCTTTATTATTTTTTGTGTAGACTTTAGTAACATCGTCTTCCATCTCTTCTATTAATTTTTTTATTTCAAAATATGTATTCATTTTAATTATCTTTTTTCTGTTTTATTATTTTCTGCAACTCCTGTCATGTAGGAACTCCATAATTGTAAAGAACTTAAGTTTTTTGTTTGTTTATCCAAAAGTTCCAAAACTTTATTAACTCTTTCGTCAGTAGAAATATTAGATTCTCTATTAAGTAACTCTTCTAATTCAAATTCTAATTTTTCTTTTTGTGAAAGTAATTCTAATTCTACTACTCGCATAATTCTCATAACTGTATATTTTTGTTAAAAATTATAATAAAAAACCTTATAAATAAAGCCTATTTCAAGCTTTTTTCAAAAATTTGGTATACTTCTAAAAGAATGTCTAATTCACTCCTAGTTCGTGTACCTTCAAAACTAAAACATTTCCCCCAAAACCATTTAATTTTAATTTCTGTATTCTTTTTTTCTTTTTCAGGTTCATTATAATATGATTCTATTGTAAATTGAAGAAAGTAGTCTTCTAATTCTTTAGTTGAGTTTATTTCAATTCCTTCCTTATAGAAATTATCGATATTTTTTTCCCAGGACCACATAAAGTGTTCTTTTATTTTTTTTTCTGTGTTAATATGGTCATCTCCTAAATAAGTATGAAATACCGTATCAAACAAAGAAAAAACAAAATCATAGTAAAGTTCAACTTTTTCTGGTATGATCCCATAAGCTTTATAAGCTAGCTTTACATGCTCATCACTTAGAGGAGTACTAACATACTTAAAAAAATCTCTAGGATTTATCATTGGTTCCCTTTTATCACTCATATTAAATAAATATAATGTTGGAACCTCCTAAGTAAACGAAAAAATTATGATGTTTTAATTGTGAATGGGTCCGCCCCTTTATTGGGTTTGAAGCTAGAGTCAAATACCACCCCTCCTCTGGTTATATTATTCTTATGAACAACATTAGTTGTTTTTTCTGATGAAGAATGTCTTTTTGGATTTAATGAAGGGTATTTCTTTGATGCGTTTTTTCTCATTTTACCCTTTTTCATTTGTTTAGTAAATTCCTTACCAACTTTAATACTTTGTTTACCCTTATGTGTTTTTAATTGAGTACCTTGGGTCATAAAATTGTCTTTTACTTTTAACTTACTACCCTCATCGTTAGTGTTTGGTATTTTTGAAGGGTTTGGTCCTTTGAATACTTTTGGATAATGATAATCAATATTATTTGTTATAGTTTTTTCATAACCTATATCTGTAGTGAATAGTGGTGCAAAAGTGGCTTCCCCTGTATTTGGTGCTTTACTTTTTTTACCTAGACCTTGATTCGGAGACCCTTTATGGGTAAAATCAGTGAAATCTAATGATTCCTCAGTGATTAATTTAACTATCCTTGATAATTGTTGTTCGGTTAAAACTATTCTTCTTAGACCCATTTTTATCTAAACTTATCATGCTTCTTGTTAATATCATAGTTAAATAATTGTTTCATTCTAACCATTTGTTCGGTAAGTTTGTTAGGATTTTTTGAGTTTATTATAATTACTTGTCCTCCATTAGAATTAATAAAACTTTCATATATACACTCTTTAATTTGTTTCCCATTAGTAACCTTAAATTTTTGTCCATTCTTCTTTAACGACTCTGGTATAAGTTTTAAGATTTGTTCCCCTGTATCTATTATATGTTCATCTAATTGTACTATTGGTTTTGAACTAGTTGTTACCGTGTCAGGAGTATATCTTCTATCATTGTTAGCCATTCTCATACCCATTGCCTCTTTTTTTGCTCTTCTTTTGGCCGCTTTAGATAACATCTCCCCAGCTGTGTTTGCTCCTCCTTCAGAATTTTTCGTCATAACATTAGAGACCGCACCTCCTGGTCCGACTCTATCCAGTTCTCCTCCCTTAACAGCATTACCAGTCTCTGGTGAACCTTTTAAGTATTTCTCATGTCTTTCTTTAGTTTCATCTGATAAAGGTTGGTCATACTTCAAACCTGATTGTCCTGAACTATAATAAACATCTTCTATAAATTCATCTTGTGTCGTAGTATTACGGTACATTGGTGGTGCAATATCCATTCCACTATCATCTTTCATAAATTTTTTGATTTTTTCTGCCGCTAATTTAATACCTTCTGCATTATGGTCTCCACTTTCCGCATGCATTTTTTGAAAAGTTTTGTACCCCCCTTGAGGATCCTTAAAAGCTTTTTGTTCACTTACTATCTTAAGTTGTTTTTTTATATTGTCTTCAAGATTTTTACCCTGAGTTTTCGGATTGTTAATTTTATTTTTCATAGTATTTTCTAATATTGCTTTATCAACCTCCTGTTGAGTTAGTTCATTATTATAATATAAATATCTGTTACTTTCAGATATTCTTCTTCCAATGTTATAATGTTTACCTCTTGGTGTTTTTATTTTTTGAGTTCTTACTAAATCTTTAGCAATTTTTCTCTTTCTTCTACCAAGTGGGGTAAGTTTTGCTTTCTTAGATTTCTTTTTTCTTTTTCTTTTAACGGGTTCAAAGAAATCTAGAGCGTTTATATCTCCCTGATTACAATACGGAAAAGTTCTACATTTATCTTTTACTTTTACATACTTAGCCCCTGGTCCTCCATACTTTGGGAAATCTTTACTAAAGGCTCTCCAATTTTTTTCATTTTTCGCCCAAACTTGTGGTTGTACATATTGTCCAGCATCTCCCGAAGTTGTTTGTTCATCAACAAGATAATCCTCATTAATTGATGTAGCGCTAAAAGCGTTTATCATATCTTGTTTTACAACATCCTCCATTATGACGATACATTTTTAATATAGTTTGTCCAGAAACTTCTTCTAATCCAAAGTGCTTTATATAATTGTACAATGGCGTTTCTTGCGATTTTTACTGTAGCGTCCTCAAACTTTTTTCCCTTAAAAGATTTTTCTATCATATTATCAATTTTCTTTTCTAATTTGGATTCGTAGTCTTTTAATTCTTTTCTAGCTAAAACTCCAATTCTTTTTTCATCCGCGTCAGTGAGTGCTTCTTTAATTATACGACCATGTTTAGCTGCATAAATAGATTTTTCAATTAAACTAATAAGTTCAGACTCTTTTATTTTCATTCCTTGGTTTAAGGTTTGTTCTTTAATTTTTCTTTTAATTGGTTCTGCCGATAATGATGTGACATAAGCACCTGATGAAGCTGCGGTAGTTTGTTCTTTTTTTCTTTTATTCTTTTTTTCTGGAACACACTTACCTCCTATTGGACACCAGTACATTCCAACACCACATTCTTCTTCTTCAAGTTTTTTTCTTATTGTTTCTCTTAAGTTCATATTACAGTCTTTTTTGTTGTTGGTAGAATTTACGTCTACCTGATCTATTAAGAAGTACAGTAAAGTCTCTTCTAGCTTCCCCTAAATCTAAATCATTTTCATGGTCTAAATTTTTCACTAAACTATGTAAAAAATCGACAAGGTCCGAATTAAGACTAGATAAATAATCTACTCTAGAATGTAAATTATTTATTTCGTGCATCATTAATGTTGTTTGTTCATCTTGTTGATCATAAACGATATCTACATCCTCTACTTCGGGTGCACGAGATTTTTTAACTCTTCTCTCTATGAGTTGTTGTCGTATAGATTTTTTAATGGGATCCATAATTTATTTCATTTATATATAAATATACGGAAATAAAGATAATTACTTAATATTTGAAACTACCCATGAGGATGTGACTATAGTGGCAGCGCCTAAAAAAAAGTGTACCGCTGGTTTTTGATACCACTTAGGTTCTAGTTCCTTGGTAAGGTCTATGTAAAGGTTAACTCTTTGATTTAATAATTTAACATTTTCTTCCAAATACATTATTTGTAAGCTGTCTTGTTTATGTAATGTTTTGTAGTTTAATAATTGAGTATTGAGTAATTTGATTTCTATTTTATTTAGACTATCTGTTTGCTCATACACTTGGAATAGTGAATCCATTTTTACTACTTCCTTATCGGTAAAAATATGGTTTTGGGCTTGTGCTGGTATCGCCATGGTTAACATAATGGACACAACAAATGTCCATATTAGAAATTCGTAATAGTTTATTTTTTTCATTTAATTATTTTTTAGAACAACATTCTTTTTTTTCTTTAGTGTCACACTTTTCTGTAGTTTTTGTCACACCACAACTTGCTAACAAAATTAAAATTAGTAATGAAGATGTAATTATTTTTTTCATTTATTTAGTTTTTATAAATTTTTTACCGTTTTTAATATAAAAACCATACGGTAAAGATTCATAGTTAGGCCACTCTCTACCTAACATATCATATAATCTATTATCAGTGATTGTTTGTACTTCCACCTCTTCTATCGAAGTTGTTGTATTACAGTTACCTGGATTTATTCCATAGTAATTTAATGTGTTTGATATAATTGTATAATCTATTGGCCAAATATCTTGTAGTACAATATCACCATCTGGATTAATTAGAACGTTAGATGGAAAGGCCGCAATTCCCCAATCGAGAGTTAATTGTTCTGCTCCACATACATAAGGTACGTCATGTCCTGCTCCGTATTGGGTTAGGAAATCCTGACATTGTGCATTTGTTCCCTGATACTCTACCTCTAATAAAAAAATATCACCATTATTACAACCAAAATCTTCATAAGCCTGTCCAAAATCTGGCGCTAAAGTCATACAAGGTCCACACCAATAAGCACCAAAATTAATAAGTACCCATTGTCCACTATCAAGAATTGAGAATAGATTAATGGTATTACCGTTAAAATCTGTTACGGTAAAATCAATTGCTGTAGTAAGATTCGTTTGTGAATGGAGATTAGTGTTAATCCCAAAGATGAGAACTAGAATTATTAGAATATTTTTCATTTAATTATTTTTAATTTTTAATTTAATTTTGTAATACAAAAATATAAAAAATAAATGTATTCTCCAAATATTATTTAAGTCTATTTTTAAGAGATGAAGTGGCTTGTGAAGCTGTTTTCTTTTTAACTACAGGTTTTTTCTTCTTTATTTCACTTAACTCCTTATCAGTAGTTGCAATTTTTTCTTTTGTGAGTTTCTTTTCTTCTTTTATTTGTTGTATTTTCTTTTCTACTTCTTTAGTCTTTTTTTCGTTAGTTTTTATATTTTTTTTAATCCTTCTAACTTTCTTATTAGAGTTAGCGTTCATAAACCAAATTAAACCAAAGATAAATCCAACTACCGCAACTATAAATTTCCAAAACTTTTTAATAAACTCCATAATTATACATTTAGTGCGTCTTCTATGTCCGTATCAAATTCTTCATCGTCCATATTAATATCATCTCCAGGTTCTGTAACTGGATCTTCGAAATCGGCCTCCTCCTGGTCATATTCCTCCATGTCCTCAAATTCAGCTGATGTTTCCTCCGACCATTTCTTAGCCCAACCATCATAGTAAGCCCTAAGTTTTTCAAGTGTTTTTAATGTTTCATCTCTTAATTGTAAAAGATCACCACTTATATAACAACCAACAGTATCATCTAAAGAATAAACCCATTCCATTCTTTCTCTAACTAATTCACCCATCCACTCTACTTTAGGTAGTCCCCCACTTTCGTAAATTCTAATTTTACCAAATTTTACTCTATCAGAAACTGCTCTCCTAAAATCATCTTCTTCTTTTTTTTGTTCTTGGGGAGTTAGTTCTCTACCTTCTTCCTCTTTAAGGATTTGGTGGGTACGTGTTCTACTTTTTTTAAGTAGTTCTTTTATTTCATCATATGAATTAGTCATCTATTTTCTCTTTTAATAATTTATTATCGATGGTATCAAAATTAAATGAAGGTGAGACATCTTTATATTTTCTAGAAAAATTACTTCTACTGAGTACTCCATTGAACGATGGTGCATTTTCAAACATTACATTATGTGATAAAGAATTTCTTTCAATCTTATGTTTTTCACATAAATAATCCACTAGTTCTGCAACAGCTTTCATTTGTTTTTCAGTATAAGAAGCCCAGAAAAAATATCCTCTCCATTCTTTCTTATAAACATCCTTTCCATTATAAATATTCCCAACCCAGTCTTTGTACTTATTTGTGTTTGAATCTTTTTTTAACCATCCCTGGTTTACGATATTGATACTTATAGTTTCCTTATCTAAATCTTCTGAACCCATAAACTCGGAAAAATATTGTGGATTAAAGTGTTGGTATACCTTTCCTTTTTTATCTATACTATAGTGTGTTACCTTTTTATAGTTACCGTTTCTTCTAAGTTCCCATCCTTTGAAATACTTCATGTCTCCTGATAGTGAATTAGATAAAATTATCTTTTTCTTTTTTTGTTTTTTAGAGTAATAATGTTTATTACTCAGTGATAAAGTTTTCTTATCTATTTCCATCTCTATTACTCTTATAAGTTAGTACTTTTTTACCCGTACTTAGGGATACTATCTTTTTATTTAATTTTTCTTGTTCTCTCTGTTTAACTTCTTCTAAATCTTTTCTTTGTTTCTCTAATTTTAACTCCTGTTTAATAACATGTCCAGGTTTGGTCTCTATTTTTTCCTCAACCATTTCAATTTTTTCATAATGAATTCCATCATTTCCGTTTTGTCCAATTACATCCATTCGTTTTTCATCTTCTTCTGTATATAACTCTTCTTTGGGTTTCTCATCATTTTTATCTAACTCTCTGGATATTTCTGTTTGGCTTAGTTCTTCCATTATAACTTCTCTAGGAATAATTGGTTGGGGTGAGTAATGGGGCGATGGGACCTCTTTTTCTTCTTTAGGTTTGATTTGAGCAAATGCAAAATTTGCTGCTATTACCATTGCAATTGCTAATGGGTCAAATACAAATATAATTAATAATAAGAACCAATTAACTACCTGTCCCATATCTTTACCAGTTGTTTCTGCTAAATATTTTAATGGACCAAGTTCTCTTTGTTCTTCATTACCTATTTCAAGATCCAATAGTTCTGTATCAAGTCTCATTATAGAATCTTGTACAGCCTCTAACTTTAGATTTATATTATTTCTATCATCAATTGTCGCATCCAATTCTAATTGTAACGCCTTTCTAGTAGAGCTTGAAGTAGTTGTAATCACTTGTCCTGCATCTTCTGAATAGTATGATACTTGAGCTGGATTTGAAAGTGATGTCCTTAAATCAGAAATGGTCGTATTTAATTGTGATTTCTCTAAAGTTAAATCTGTCTTATTTTCTTCAAACCTATTTTGTTTAGTTTGTAATACCGCTAATGACTTATCTAGGAATTCAGATTTGGTCGCTGTCTCCTGATAGGCCCCAGATAAGAATCCATATATACCACCACTAGTAATTAATATTAGAACTAATACAGCAACTGATAGGTAAGCCCTTAACCATTTATTAATTGTGTCCCAATATTGGTAGAGTAACGATGCACAAACTAATTTAGCAAATTCTAAGGATCCGGCCATTATTATAACCTGCATACTAGCACCAGCAAATAGTTTACTTAATCCAAATACTGAATAAAATGCGGCAGAACCAGATACTAAAAGTGCGGCTAAACCAATTAAGAAAGGGAAAAATCTTTTACCCATAATGCATCTATTTTATATATAAATACTTAATCCTCCATGAACCTAAAGAGAGAGAATGAATTATTTCTTAATTTACGAATTGCTTTTTCTTTTATTTGTCTAATTCTTTCTTTTGTTAATGAATATTCTTCCCCTATTGCTTCTAGGGTTTGACTTTCTCCAGTTAGTCCAAAATACCTTCTTACAATATCTTGTTCCCTGTCGGAAAGTATCGATAGGACTTGATTTAATTCTTTTTTTAGTTGTACCTCTTCGTCGGCACAGAAATCTGGTGGTTGGCAACTATCATCCGGTATTAAATCAATTAATTCTGAACCCTCTTCATCTATTTTTGTAAAAAGTGAAGTAGTGGTTGGCATTCTTTTAGCTTTTGAATTTTCTCTTATCTTTTCCTCTTCATCATGAGAAGAAGCTTTCTGTAACTCCCTATATAACTTTTGGTTTTCTGTTATAACATTTACCGGTACTCTTATAGTACGTGAATTTTCGTTAAGAGACTGAGTTATTGTTTGTTTTATCCACCATACAGCGTAAGAGATAAATCTAAAACCTTTTGTGTGGTCAAACCTTTGAGCCGCCTTCATAAGACCGTGATTACCTTCGGCAATTAGATCACTTAAATTTAGTCCTTTATTTTGATACTGTTTTGCTACGGATATGACAAATCTTAAATTTGACTTCACCATTTTATCCATGGCTGCTTGATTACCTTCTTGTATCATTTTAGATAACTCTATTTCCTCTTCAGCTGTTAATAATGTTTCTTTACGTACATCCTTAAAATATTTTGATATTGACTCTTCGTCATTACTTATAAATCTACTCATAGTTTATTCTTTTTTATTATTACTATTCAATATTCGTGCCAATGTGAATTTTATGACATTTTGTCATTTACTTTTGTTTCTTCTATTCTTTGGTTAGCAAATATAACATATTTTTCTATATTATCGAAACCAATCCACTGTCTTTTTAATTTTTTTGCGGAAACACCAGTTGTACCACTACCCATAAATGGGTCAACAACTAAATCACCTTCATTAGTAGACCCTTTAATAAAATAATCTGTTAGTGTCTCAGGATATACCGCAATATGATTATCAGATATTCTTTTAGATTCTGAACCAATGTTAATTAGTGTTGACGGAAGAGCCCCCTTTGGGTTTGGTCCCCAGTCTTTATATCCGATACTCTCATCCCCTTCAGTTCTATTAAATCTTTTTTTAATTGGTTTTTTGAATCTCTTTAGAGATGACTTACTATATGGGACTCTCATTTCATCTATATTAAATGTGAAATCTGTTCCTTTGGCAAACCAAAAAATGTATTCTATTTTATCACCAAATCTTTTAGGGTGTGAAAGTCCCTTACCTTTATTCCAAAATAATCTTTCATATAATTTTAGATTAGTGTTATTGGTAATCTTATAGATAAGTTCATATACGTAGGGATCTCTAAACTTGTTACTAACTTTATCGTTTATATTAAGAATAAAACTACCAGAAGGTTTTAGAACTCTTGATATGTGTTCGACAAATGGTAAAAACCAGGCCACATATTGTGTAACCGGAATACCGGTACTACCATCAGTGTATTTCTTCATATCTGCATAGGGTGGTGACGTAATTACCAAATCAACACTATCATTCTCTAACATTCTTAATCCATCGATACCATCAATGGTGTGTACTTTATTTATCTCCATTTAATAACTTTCTTTGATTGTCTAAAAATTTTTTCTCTCTATCTGTTAAAGATTTTAGACCTTTGTCTAAAATTTTATCTAAAATATCATCTACAGTAAGAGGTTTTTCTGGTAATTTATCTAGATGCATTTTTAATAACTCTTTAAGGGGAGTTAAACCAACCCTTTCTTCCTCGTTTTCAACAATACCTAAATATTTGTTTTCTATATTTTTTAATTTTTTTTCAAAATCATCCTGACTAAATTTAGCATCTAAAAATGCATCTTTAAGGTCTTTATCCATCTCGATAGAATGTTCACTATCTAAGGAAAATAAAAACAAGGTCTGTATAGTTCCGTCAAGATAATCAAAAAGTATATCCTTAATTTCTTTAGCTGTTTCTTTACTTTCAAAATGATAGATACCATACCCATCACCAGTCATAAATCTTATATCATCGCTTATCTTTTCTAAATCAGCTAATGTTTCTAAAACAAACTCTTCATTTGCATAACCAAAAATAAATAATATGTATTTTTTCATTTTATATATGATTTTATATGTTACAAATATACAAATAAAATTAGACTCTACAAATAGAACTAATGTTATCTTTTTTTGTTATTGTTAATATTTTTTCAGACCAGTCTTTAACCATTTCATTATGTGTGATTAACATAACAATAGGGAAATATTCTTTTACCTTATCAAAGAATTGAGAGACTCTTTCAAGATTTTCATTTGATACCTTACCTAGTATTTCATCTAAAACAATTATGTTAGGTTTTGGTAAACAACTAATTCTAGTAAGAACACATCTTAGAGCTAACGAGGCTAAAGTTTTTTCGAATCCACTACCAGCGACTAGAGGTTTGGATATTTGAGTCTTCCTATCCATCATGTGAAATTCTATCTCTTTTCTTTCATTAAGTTCTAACTTAACATCAAACTCAGTTGTGTCACTTAGCAATCTTTCTAACTCATTATTAATCGAAGGAATTATATTATTCATAACAATTTTACCGATACCGTTTTTTCCTACCATTTGAATGAATACTCTAAAGACATTATCTATCTCTTCCTCTTTTTTTATAACTTCAATAATCTTTTCATTATTAGTTAGAGTTTTTTGATTTACCGCAATTCTTGATGACATACTTGTAATTTTATTTAATGAGTTATCTCTTTCTAAAGATTTTTTACTCTTTCTGTAATTAGCATCAACAATTTTTTTCTCTATCTCTATATTATTTTCAATTGCTTTAAGATTGGTGTTGTATTTGTTTATTACTTCTTTTTTTCTCTCTATTTCTAACTCCCACCTCTCCCTATCAATTTCTATCCTACTAAGTGTTATTTTAATTTTTTCTACCTCATCAAAATTACTTTTACGTTGTTTTTGTTTTTCTAATTTATCCTGGATTTTTTTTAATCTCTTTTGTTCCTTAACCTTTTCGTCCTCAAATTTTTCAATTTGTTTTTTAACTTCTGTTATTTCTTTACTATGATCCACTTCTTCCATAGCTCTTTTACAAACTGGACAAAATTCACTATTCTCTAAGTTTTTAACTTGATTTTGTTTTACATTAATTTCAGAATTCTTTTTTACTATGAGTATTTCTACATCCTTTTCTTCTTGTGTAAGTGAGGTGTATATTTCAATATCGTAATTTGTATTCCCAATATTAGTTATTTCTTTTTCTCTTTCTTCGTAGAGTTTATCTGCATCGGTTATCTTTTTTTCAATCTTTTGTATTTCTTCTTGTATCTCATTGGGTTTAACCTTGGTTAAGTTATCATCAATCTTTGTTTTTTGGGAAAGGTAAAACTCTTTTTCATTATCAATATCTCCAATATTATTTTCAAGTTGTTTTAATAACGCGTTTTCTCCAACTTTTAATTTTTCATCTTCTTCTATATCTTCTTTAAGAATTTTATTATCATTTTTTAACTCTTCGGTATTATAAAGATTCATCTTTAATGTTTTATTCCAGTTGGAATACATTTCTTTGGCTATTTTTTCTTTATTTTCTAATATTTCTAATCCTATGAATTTAGAGAGTGTTTTACCTCTTTCCGTTGGTTTAGTTTCAATTAGGTTTTCTAGGTTGGAAGCGGTAGAAATTATTGTTGCCATAAAATCGTCATATGTTCCTATACTTTTCTTTATAAGTTCATCTGTTTCTCTTCTTTGTTCTCCTTCTAAATTCAATACCGACCCATCCTCCATTATTTTTTGAAATCTTAGTTCTGTCTTTACCGCCCAATCTCCTTTTTTAGTTTTTCTACGTATAATACCTCTTTCAATACTATACTCTTCATTATCAATAATCAGATACCCTTTAACCCTTACTCTATCTTGATTTGAATATTTATTAAAAATTTCTATAGTTTTTGAGGTTCTGGTTGTGGTATTAAACAATAGGAATAGTAGAAGATCTAAACAAAAAATAGTTTTACCTCCAAAATTAGGAGGAGATGATGAAACAACACTAATTCCATTTAATTTAGAATAATCAACAACATTGCCCTCACCAAAAGATAAAAAATTATCAAATTCTATTTTTTTAATTTTCCAAGTACGATGTCTATAATCAATATCTCTTTCTTGTTCTAATTTTTCTTGGACTTTAGTGTTTAGAGCTAGTAATCTTTCCCACTCAACTTCATGATTTGTTAAACTTAACCAGGATGCAAATAACTTTTTTTGGTAATTATCATCCATTATATTCTCACTAATGTCTATTTCTACTTTTCCTGTTTTTTCATTAATTTTTGTTGGTTTGAAAATTAGGTTAACTTTTTTTACTCCGTATTTGTTTCTAAAGTATGACTCAACTTTTTTTCTTCGTTGTTGGGTGTAGTTTTCCGCTTTGTCTTCCCAAAAAATTCTAAGATTTGCCTTAGGTGGTACTTTTATTTTAGTCATCGTATAAGTTATTATTTAGTTTAGAGCCTCTTAGGAAATCACCTCTCATTAATCTTTGTAAAGGCCCTGTACGTTTTTCCATCTCCTTTTGTAGTCCAGATATTTGTGTTTTATAAAATTGAGTTTGTGAACTTAAAGCCTTTATTTGATTGTCTTTTTCATTAGTTAGACCTTGTAAATCATTATAGTTATTTTTTAAGTTTTCTATTTCTTTTATAAATTCTTGTATTTTTACATCATCGGTTATTGGTACTTCTTTCTCAATAATTTTTTCAATAATTTTTTCCACCTCAACAACTTTTTCCACCACCTCTTTTTGGCCTATTGGTGTTGGTCCGTATTTTCTAACATTAAAACCTGAAATGAAACAGTTATAAGCTTCTTTATTTATGTCTTCTATTTCATTTAATTTACAGAATTTTCTAAATTCATCTTCCAATTCTTCTAAAACTTTTATTTTCATAATAATATTTCTTTTTCCATTTCTATATCGTCTATAGATTTTATCTTAAAAGTATAGAATCCATATTCATTTTTTATGTCCTTGAATTCGTACTTATCTTTTTCTATATCAACTATACAAAACCCATGTTTATTTATTCCTTCACCAAAATTTTGTTGTATTAATGACCCCACCATTATTACTGGTCTTTTATCAATAATTAATACTTCTCGTTTATGTATGTCCCCACAAAGTGTCCAATCTAAACCTTCAAATATAGTTACTTCTTGACCATCTTCAAACTCGTAACCCACATCAGTCTTTAATCCCATTATTGGATCATGGTATAATCCAATGTATTTTTTTTCAGGTAATTCTTCCTTTTTTTCTTCTATATTAGGTCTATCAGACCCTGTTACTTGTGAATAAACACACCATACTACATTATCGTCTTCATAACATCCAGTATCTTTATAAAATAATATGTCTTCATTTTTTAATGATTCAATAAGTGGTGATAACGCATCTAACCTATCTAAATTGTTTGCGAGAAAATCATGATTACCTAAAATTATTACAGTTTTACAAATGCTGGTACAATCATTAAGCATTTTTATAACAAAACTAACTAATTCTGGTGTCATTTGGTTTTTGGAGTGTACTAGATCTCCCGCTATGGCGATTCTTACTTCATCTCTGGACAAACCTCTTTTTCCAATGTCTTTTTTTACCATTTTATAGAACTTATTAAGGACACTTTGGTATTCTTCATGTCTCTTAAATAATCTTATGTGGATATCCGCTATGTGATATATTACTTTTATCATTTTGAGTACGATTCTATCATTAATTTTATTTCCTCTGTGTAGTCATGACATTTTATTGGAAAATATTTATCATTTTTTTCATTAAACCAGACAATATAGCAGTCTCCAAGTTCAATGTTCGTGTTTCTACCTATGATGTATTTGTATAGTGATAATTGTAAAGAATATGTATTAAGTTCACAAACATCTAGATGTGAAACCGGTTCTTTGAAATTCTGCCATCTATTACTTTTATCAATCTTTTTATTTGTTTTCCAATCCCATATTTCCAACTTATTACTTTTTTCATTAAAGAATAACTGATCGACCATACCACAAATACCTAATTCTTTATCTCCTACAACAAGTTCAGCCCTAATTGGGATTAGTCTACCGTACGAATCTTCATAGAATTTGTCAAATAACTTAACCAATTTATCAAATCTTTCTTTAACATCATTTCCTTCTCCTAGAACAGAATTAATTCTTTTTTCAGGGTAAGGAAAAATTCTGTTAGTAAGGTAGTTTTCCGCATATTCATGAAAGGCTGTACCTTTTTCTGTTGATGTTAATGCCTTATGTTTCCATTCTGCCAATATTTCTTTTTGTGTTATTCCTCTCTCTTTTGCCTTTCTTTTAGACCAATAATCCTCCTCAAACTTTTCCTTAAATTTACCAATAAAGGTTGTCGCTGAAATCATTTCTTCTCCATCGATATAATATTTGTGTGGTTTATCATAATACTTAATATGATTAAATTTTGCTAATTCTCTTATTGTTTCCATTATAATGTACTTTCTTTTAATCTACCAGATGATAATAATATTTTTTTTAATTCTTCTAAACCATGGTCTTTAACTATGTCGGCAACGTCTGTATTATCTGGTATTTTTGTTATAAAAACGCGCCCTTTTAGTTTCCCACCATCTAGTTTTTTATATAATTTTATTGCATCACTCCAAGCATCAGAATCTAATACTATAAATATTTTTTTCGTTAATTTTTTATAAATTACTTCCCATAATTTATCCCCCATAACTTTACCTAACATGGGTATTGAGTTGGGTATGAATAATGAATCGAAGACTCCTTCAACTAAAAATAAATTCTTATCCCATTCTATTTTATCCTCATTAAAAATTATATCTTCCTTCGAGGTAAGAGGATTAAGGTATTTCATTTTATGATTTACATAACTTCTACTAATAAAGTAATTCAATTCACCGTATTTATCGTAGGAAGGTATTATTACTCTACCTGAATATTTTCCACTTTTACAAAAACCAATTTTATTTTTATTTATAATATCTTTTGTAATCGCCCTACTTTTTAGATATCTCATAACTCTTATTGTATGATAATCTTCTTTTGTGTTATTAATTAAGGGAATGTATTCTTTAGGTAATCCAATTTTTTCTGTTACTATATTGGCTTCTGAATATTCAAAATTACTTCCGTCTACCAGAGAAAAATATCTTTCTTTTATTTTTTTTGGTGCATAGACATTAATTAATTTACGTAAACTACCATGAGTTCCATGTGTTTCACTACAAGCCCAACACTTATAAACACCTAAACGATAATTAACCTCAAAATTTCCTTTACCGTCGCCATCTTGTAAACCTTTTATATCATAAGAACAAACAGGGCAGTCATAACTTACCTGTTGTTTACCTTCGTTAGATTTTTGTCTTTCTCCTAGGATTTCGTCTAAAATATCAAGTATAAATTCATTCGCCATGTGTTAAAAATACGAATATATGGGGAGGATGTCAATTAAGACCAAATACCTTTTTCTTTCATATGACCCAAGACACATGTGTACGCATCTGTCATATCAAAGGATTCTTTTTTGAGTGTTTGATTTCTAGTATAAAGCCAGACTATTTGTGGTTCTAAAAGGGATACTTTTTCCCAAATAACCATTTTTTTATCTATTTTTGTGTCATATCCACCAAATAAAACTGGTTTAAGTCCCTCTTTTCTAGCTTTCATTAAATCTGGGAATGCAAATTTTCTAGAGTTATATGTGGAAATATACTCTGGTAAAATTTCTAAATCATCGTAACATATTTTAGATATCATACCATTATATCTTAAAAGAGTACCCACAGTATTAACATTATTACTTCTTAATAACGGTTCTTCGATAATTACTTTTACGACGTTTAATTTTTTATATTTTTGTATAAACTCCTTAAAAATGTTAGCCTTTTTAATTAACTCACCTACCTTTGTTTCTGGTTTTGGTTTTGGTCTTGGTGTGATATGTGTTAATTCTAATAACTTACCATCCAAATTGAACAAAGCAATTCCTATTGTTTTTGTTGAGACATCTAATCCTAATATAGTACCTTTTTTTTCCATATGAGGAAAATATAAGCCTGTTATCTCTTTAAGTTAAGAGTTGCAGTCATAAATTGTGTACCAGTTTTTAATATTGGTGTGTCTGGAACTGCCACCCCTAATAAATTTTGATTAGCATCCCATAAACCTATCTTCGTTACATATACCCCTGAATTGTTAGGTCCTTGGTCTCCATATTGTTCCACCCAAGTTGGATTTGTTGAGGTAGTCCATGATCCTGCTTCAGCAACACAAGTAATACTTTGTACATAATCTGTACTTACTGTTCTAAATGATGTTGATGCAGAAATTGCGGTTGTTTGTCCTGCGGTTCCACCATTATCTGTACCTCCTGTATAGTATAATGCGGTAAATGGTGAACCACTATCCCCTTGATTTAACCAACCTGCATTAAAGTTAGTGTCTCCGTAGTTGGAAGCACTGTTAGCTTGTGCCCATTCTGCACCTACTGAGTCTGTACCCGATTGTACTGTACCTGGACCTGCATAACTACCATCAGATGGTGTTACCCATCCAGCACCTGTTACTGTTCCAGCCGTTAAGGCAAAAGCGTTAACAATAAAAGGATGAGTAATTGCACAAAATCCTGAATCTAATCTACATAACCCTACTGGTACATCAATTATATCTCTACCACTTATATTGATTGATTCGTAATTAAAAGGATCTTTACCATCTTTATAAACTTTATTAGTGTTTATTAAAGCGTTTGCTGACTGAGTTGCCCAAGACTTAGCCGAGTCATTATTAGGTCTTCTAACAAAATCAGAAAATAAAAATACAATATTACTTTTATATGGGTCATAGTTAACTAAATCCCCATTTATATTATACATTGGTTGTCCAAATTCTACCGCATTTGCACTACTTTCAGAAGTTAAGATATCAAATGTGTCTTGATACCCTCCCTGGTATTGGTAAGAACCGTATATATCAATTGTTTGTACACATGGAATAACTCCACAATAAGCACCAAATGTTGTATCGGCAGTTTGGATTGGTACTTTCATGTGTATTGAGTGTCCTACAACTAATTCACCATAACTTGTTCCTGTAATTGGACTATAAATTATCACATTTTGGTTGAATCCACTTGTACCTGAAAAATTGTAACTTGTTCCTGTAGCAAAATTACCTTGAAACACTGTTTGTTGTGTTGGTGTTAGTGGTAAGTTCATTGTCATAAAAATATTATTCTGTTGATTCGTAAGATTTCTACGATCAGCTGCGTAATATTTTGCTGATTTACCACTTAATGTTACACTGTCGGTAAAAACAGTTATTGGTTTAATTTTTGAGGACCCCTCCTCAACTTTCTTAAAAAATCCTTGATTTACTGCCATTTTATTTTCTTTATTTAATATCCTCCACCTACTGATCCCATTCCTCCACCTACTCCCATAGATGAAGAACTTCCCATACTAGTGGAACTTGGTGATGGTGTTGGTGTTGGTGTGTTATTTGGTGCGTTATTTGCTGTCTTATCTACCGCTAACCCTCCCTGTGTAACTACTTTAGTATTAGTTAACATTTTAGTATGAGGATTTAATGCTAACGTATCTCTACCTGGAAAAGCCATTAAAAAAGTAGGTTGGGACTTGTACATCGGGTTATTCTCACCTTGTGGTGTTTGAATTATCATTGTACCTCCATTTTTTACTTTAATATTTCCTTGTTTTGTATTATAAGCTGGATTTTTCTTAAATGTATAATCAATAAAAGTGTTTACATAAACAGATGTGAAATCCGCATAAGGTTCATCTCTACTTAAATCTCCTAACATTGTTCTAAAAACTCCTTCTGTGTCACTTATTACCATTTTAGGTTTTAATACATATTGTACCGCCGCCCTTCCTGGTGTTTCATCAAAATATGCATTATAATTTTTATAATCTCCTGATGATATGGTTGGTATTTTATTTATTAAAGGCATAATTAATTTATTTTATAGTGCTGGTTGATATGTCAATCCGTAGTCCTTTTTCTCTCTAACCACGAAATTATTATAATTATAACTACTTGACCAGTCTCCTGTTTTACTCCAATCTATAGTTGAACCCTCAGCAACTGATTTATTATACTTAAATGTTATTGTTAAAAGACCGTCTTTAATAGGGTTAGATCTAGTTGATTTCATTGTTCTTGGTTTTGCAACAAAACTTAAAGTAGTTCTATAGTTATCACTCCCATCGTTATTTGTAAAAGAATATGGTGTTAGACTCGTTCTTCTAAAAAACGATTCAATAATATCATTTTGTACTGCAATTGATTGTGACCCAAAAGAACACATTTCTAAAAGAGGAATAGCAAAAGGATAACCCCCTAAATGAGTCCTAGGGTAAAACCCTTTATTTTTAGAAACTTCTATCGATTGTCCCAAATATAAAGGAACGGTAACTCCTTGATTAGTTATACTGGTTGGTAATGGTCTACCTTCATAATCTGTTGGATCGATTGTAATAAAATCTAAATCCGTGTTTAATGCGTTTTTACCATCATTATAATTAACCATATCAAAGTAGGACACTTTAGTGAATCTAGATCCACTACCAGCAATTATACCACTTTCAAAATTACCATTTATACCATCTCTCTTCCAATCACTTCTTCTTATTCCATAAACATAATCTGTCATTCCTAGTGTAATACCCCATTTTCCTGCTCCTCCATATAATTTTCCAAATTCTTTCTTTTGAGGTGGATTATCTGTAAGTCTACTAATAGATTGTGAAACTGTATTTTCTCTTCCTGATGAAAAAGCAAACTTGAATGGACTATCTATCGCATTTTCTTCATAACTAGCATTGACTGGCATACCACCATTATCATATAAAAACTCTTTTGACATAAACATATACTTCTGTATGTCAGAAGAGTATTTGTCCGTACTTTTATTAAGTACTCTAGTGTTAGAGTTAAGGAAACAAACATCTATTTCATCCTTTTCTGTGTTTAGTGTTTTTTGGGTTGATTCATCGTCTGTCTCTATATCTATATAATCTATAAAATCTAAAAAACCGTCTCTAAGTGTTGAAGCTGGATGGTTATTAGTATCATAAAAAATACTATAGTCTATAGTTTGTCCCGCTTCTACTTGTTCTGATAGCCACTTCATAAAATTAAGGGCGTAATCTAAATTAACTGTTACATTTAATTTATTATAGTTCTCTGTGTCAGCAGTTAAACCAAGTTCATCTCCCCATCCTCTAGATGATGTACCAAATTTAACTTTTTTTGTGCCAGTCTGCTCAATTAAATCTTCCATCCCAGTAGGGACGTTTCTCATAATTATATCCTTAAATCCTTGTCCGTTGGATACTCCTTTATTAGAATTTAATGTTCCTGCCACATCTGGCACATTACCTCTAGTTGGTTTTGCGGTAGAAGTATAATTAACTCCTGAATCATGTAATGTAAAAAAAGCAATTTTAGAACCAGTTCCATAAACTAACTTTTCTCTACCTAATTTAGTTAAACTTACATCTAAAGTTACTTGTGTTGTTGTATCTCCTGAAGGTTGAAATCCCATTTAATTTAATTTTTTATTTATCTAGTATCCTCCACCGCCTCCGCTGCTAGAAGTACTTGTACTTGTGTTATTACTATTAGGAGTAACTATACGCGCCCCTCCCATTATATTACTTTCATTAGGTTCTGTTGCCTTTTTACTTTTTATAAGTTTTTTAGTTATCTCCTTATTTTGTTGTCTAATATATTTTATTTCTACACATTCTCCATTCATATCTTTTACGAAACCAGCTGGACATTTTTCTTCTCTTCCTTGATTTCTCATTATAAAATCTTCTAATTCATATATTTGACATCCATTAACACCTATGGTGCTAGGATTACCTCTTAAATTGGGTACTTTATCGTATTTCCCCGCAGGGGTATCGACAAATGCCTCATTAGATTTAGATTTAGTGTAATTTATATCTCCATCATGTAGACTAAAATATTCTATTTGTAAATCACCTCCCTTACCAGTATAGAGTCTTTCTCTCGCCATTGGTGTTAGGTAAATGTTAAAATTTTCACTATTTATGTCTACGAATCCCATATCTTAAAAGTCTAATCCCATTGCTAGTGTAAAGTTCGAATCCATTTTCTTTTCAATTGGATCACTTATTTTACCTGTTATTACCTCATTAAATGTGCTATCATATACCGATACCTCACTTATCCTTACATTATGTGCTGGGTTTGCTGGTCCAGTTCCCCATGTAGGATTCTGTGAAGTGTTAAATTCTGTTCCTCCTGCTGTAAACATAAATGTAGTACGGAAAACTGTGGCCTTTATATCAGTATCAACATTACCCCATAACCATCTTTCGTCCCCAAAAGTTAAAGTAGGTGTAGGAGTAGAGTCTGTCATTTCTGTAACTGTTGGCATTAGAATCCAATCATTAAGACTGTAATTACCCCCATCTGGTGCATAAGTTCCGGTTCCTGTGTCATAATCTGCTTTGGTGACAACAAATTCGTTATTATATAGAATTTCGTAGTCAACCCAATAGACACCGTTGTGGTTATTATATATAGAGGTACCGTCCATCGCTTGGTTAACTGGAATTCTCCTCCATGCGTTACTTAAAGGTGGTTCGTTATTTTGTGCTTTTTGGATTAGTATGTCAAAACCTGTGGCTTCCCATCCAATAAATTTAGAATTAACATCAGTATCGGATTCCGGTGTCCCAAGTGTTGAACTAATTCCACCTCTTCTCATAAATGGTAAACTACCATAAGGGAAACTAACTTTAATGTTTTTATTAGCTCCGTCACAATTATCACAATTAGTTGTATCCTGAGACATAAAAGTAAATTTATTACAGTACATACCTGTTGTGTATCCACTAGTTGTAGTAAATTGATATGTAATCCAGAACTGGTCTCCGGGTTGTGAAACTCCTTCTGCCGCTGTACCACCTGAAACCGCTGTATAACTAGCACTTAATTGTGGTAATACCCAATTTCTATTACTTTTATAGGATAAAGCCGCAACTATTTCTTCATCATCAATAACTGCTATTTTTAAGTCAGGGAATATTTTTCCTACACTTGATGGTGCAATGTAACTTGGGTTCGTAATACCTGCCGTACCACCTGAAGTGTGTAACTCATAATAATTTACCTCACTGTTAACATTAAATGTTGAAGTTAAAGTTCTTGGAGTAGTTCTTGTTTCTCCTGTTAATAACAACCCAATTGATGTATTTCCAGTGTAATTATACATAACTTCTGGGAGGGTTACTTGGAAATTGTTACCTCCATTATCTGCCCAGTGAAATCCTTCTCCGTAGAAATTAGATATGGAGTTATTTGTATAGTGTAAAATTGCTATCGATTTTTGTCTATAGTTATCTACCCATCCTCCGTAAGATTCTGAATAAACTGGATTAGTATAATCTAAATATTCTTTAGTTGATGTGTAGGCTGTAGACCCAAGATTGGCAACTGTTCCGTGTGTTGCTGCAGTCAATCCACAAAGTGGTTCAGTCCATGGAATATTCATATTCCAAATTTTAACATCATTAACAGAAACATCACAGTTACTATCAAAAGTTAAACTTAATTCATTCCAATAAGGGATTGTTGTACCTGTTCCATAATAAGAGTCGATAGGGTTATGATTCACACCTCCACCGTCATAAAAGAAAACTGTAGAATTTCTATACTGTGTACAAGTAGATCCAGTAAAATTAGGTATTGCTCTATCAACTGTTAATAATAAGTTGTCCGCCGCTAAAGTTGTTGTTCCTTCTACTTCTACAATTCTATACCATAAGTAAGGTATTGGATTGTCCGCACCAACTTCTCCAGGATCTCCCAGTGCTGTTGGGTCGATTGCAAACTCATTAGGTTTAATTAACATGAAGTCTCCTGCAACTGGTTCTACACCATTTCCACTAACATCTGTTATAGCACCAAATTTTCCACCACCACCATAACTACCATCGTCATTTATAGTATTAGACCCTGACCTTCTAATACTAGCTAAATTAAGTGAACCTACTGCTTTAGTATAAGTTGTTGCAGTCCTAAGAAAATAGTTATATTTACGTTCAGGATAACTAGTACCGTAAGTCGTTGTTTTACTTTCTCCAGTAAAAAATCCTCTAGTTACTGCTTGGTTATTAATAATTGTTTTGTTAAGTTCGGGAGATGCTATTGATGTGAATGTACTTCCACTGTTACCTGGTACTCGTAATAATGGATATCTTGGTCCTGGTGGATTATCCGCTGGTCTTAATATATTTAATAAACCTAAGTCTACATTACCTCCCGCTCCGTTATTTAACCAGGAATAATCGTCGTTAAACGTTCCATAGTCTATTTCTGAATCGCCGAAACCCCAATAACTAAAATTTAACTGTCCTAAAGCTAACTTTTCTCTCCCGTAATCGGTTAATTTCGCACTTACATATGCTACACTATCTTTTTTTATATATCCCATTTTACTTTATTTTCTTTTAATATATTATCTTTCATTTTATTATAAATATCAAACTACAGAAATTCTAGTAACTTTCTATAGCTGGATTATTAGTATCAAACTTATTTGTTAAACTAGTTGCTGTCGTAGTTAATGAAGAACCACTAGCTGATATATAAGTTCTAGTATTTTTTACTCTATATAAATACTTTTGATTAAGAGCAGTGTATGGTCCTATGGTTGCTTGATAATTACTTTCTCCTTCTTGGTAGGTAAGTGTCTGTACAGTAGTAGCAGAAAGAAAACTTGTATCTCCGCTACTTGTTACTTGTATTTCAAATATACCATTACTTGTTTGTGGTGGTGGATCTACTGTCCAAAAAATATCCTTGAAAGGACTACTTAGACTTTGACTCAATTGTCCTAATAAATTAGTGATATAATAAACATTAACAATATCTCCCACCGTTAAATTTATATTTTGATTAAATATTATTCTGTAAACATTAGTTGTTGACCTAAAGTAGTCCTGGTTTGGTGTTAATTTAACCCCATTAACTAATACAATTATATTACTTAGATTATCTTCTGTTATTGTTATAGGTTGTTCAGTATAGTACTCCCAAAAACCTTCTGGACTCCCGTTTTCATACCATACATTATTAAAATTATAAGTTGACCCTGTGTTATAGTTAAATACATCATACGTTATACCCTGAAGTGTGCCTCCTGAATACACATTACTAGGAACTGCATTTGTTTCAGAGACAAAACCCTCTAGAGTATTTCCTTTTACATAAGTTGCAACGATTTCATCAGTAATCTTAATATTAACACTATCCGCAATTGTTTTATCAACACTAATACTTATTTTACGTTGGTCTGCAATATATTCTATATCTTTTATTAGTGTAACACCATTTAAGCTTAGACACACATCCCCAACTGGATCTTGACTTAAATAATACTCACTTTGTCCTGACGTTGTTATTGGTAAATTTTCAACCATTAATTCCATTTTGGTATCACCCATGTCTAACCCTTCTGTTATCGCATCAGTTGTTGTGGTATTTAGGTACGTACCATCCACTACCTTTTCTGTTTTTGATAAATAAATTTGGGGTTTAGGTGGATCTGTTACGGCAATAAATGTATGGTCTGTACCTGAATAATATAAATTATAATTAAATAAATTACTATTTAAGGATTGGTATTCTACACTGCTTGGATTATCAACAAGTGTGTCGTATGTATTACCAGATGTTAAATAACAAGAAGCTGTTGTTCCATCACCAGAATAAACAAACGACCCCTTAACTAAATAATCATTACTACTTCTAGCTGAACTATTTGACCTACTAGAACCTAACTGACTTGTTGGAATTTGGTCGACAACCTTATGTTGGCAACATGCACTGTAAACATATACATTTCCTGTTGCAAAACCTGTCCAATAACCATGGTAAGCTGAAGTGGCACTTACAAATGTTGGTCCTCCTGTGAGTGCACTCATACCGTGACCTATTGTTAAATCAAAACTCATACCACTCATATAGCATTGATTTTTATACCAATATCCTCCATTTCCTGTTACCCCTGCGTTTGTTACGTTAATCGCACCTGTTGTTGGGTTTGGAATTGGTATTATATGCCCATTTTTCACTGGTTCATTAAATCTTGTACCTGAAATATATGTTCCTCCGGTTCCCCCGGTTAAACCAACGTTTATTGAGGACCCAAAGGTTCCTCCAGTGTTTATCCTTACATCACTTAAGTAATTAGTTAAAGTTCCTGCGGTATAAAACCCATCCCAAATAGGTGCTAAATGACCCCCTGCACTATCCGATCTTGTAATATCTCTACCCCACCAATAAAATGATGGTTTTGAAAGATAATTTGTTGTTGAACTTACCCCTGAAATACTAAAGAAAACACTAAATGTTGAAGATGTAGTTGATGCTGAACAAGCCAAATCTGTTGATTTAGGAAAAGTTGAGAAGGTTTTAGTGTGTACTGGAGGATAAACGAATCCGTTTTTATTGTCGTCCCATTTATATACACTACTTCTAAACTTACCTGTATATCCACTAGCAAAATTATTTGGTAGATAGTATTCTATCGTTGCTGCTGATTTACTTACGTTCCACACAGCATTATTAGTTGAAGCGGTTGGACCTGTAGGTGTCATATTAACTAATGAATATGGACTACCACTTAAAGTATAGGTATAAAAAGCAGATGGTTTGGATGCTCCACTTACATTAAATATTGGAGCACTGAAATGGTCATAACACGTATAAACGTCTAAAGGTATATACGCGGTATTTTGATTGGTATATTGTGAATTACTAATCAGTTTAGCCGAATCTCTTAATAATGTTTTATATCTACATTTATCCATTTGAGTATAGTGATGAATTAGTCGCTCCTTTTATTGTATTTGTTTTAATTATAGGATTTGTAATTTTATTACCCATATTTATGTTTCCAAATAATTTTTTATTTTCTCTTTTTACTACACCATCTGTTTCTATATTTTGTGCAAGTATTAATGTACCATGATTTTGTGTATTGTCTAGAGTTCCAGTCCCTCTTTTATAACTTGCATCACTTTTTTCTATAGAAATTTCTTCTACTGGAGAACGAGCATTACCATAAGAGGTTGTGCTGGTTGTTATATCTAATAGTATATTTACATTCCCTTTTTTCTTCATATTTAATATTTTTTATGGTACGTCATCAATTAATCCTCTTTCATACCAGTCAATAACTGTTGCTGACTCTGTTCCATCTGAACCTGGCCACACTTGGAAATGAGTTGGTGCTATTTGCCATTTTTTATCTGTTCCTCCTGGTGCTCCACTTCCTGATAAACCTGACCAATTTTGTAATCTATTTTGGTCTAAGTTATTTAATGGGTCGTAATATTCCATACCCTGAGTAAAATTACCATTTCGAACCTCTGTATCACATATATAGACTGAGTCTGTCACATTATATAATTTAACACTATCTAGTATTAAACCGTTAATGTCTGTTACAATGTGTAAATTTGCGTTTGCTGTTGCCTGTGGTATGAACCTAACATCATAGAATCCTGGACCAAAAACTAAAATCTCAACATCTTTAGGTGTAGCTCCCCCACTTATTGCTGTTTTTAACCATATTCTACCTTGTCTACTTACATATCCTACTCCAGGTACCCAACCAGTAAAAGTTTGTCCCGGATCCGCAATTAAACCACCTACACTAGCACTATTAGGACCACTAATAATTGTACCACCTGCATTTTGTATACCGGCCATAAATTTAACACCTATCCTAAAATAATACTCCTTACCGGCTATAAAGGCAGTTGTTGGTGTACCTACTCCTGGTGCTGTGTTTGCACCATCTGAATCTCTCAGTACTAACGGTTCTGTAATTGCACTAGTCCAAGGACCCACACTACCCGCATACAATACAGTTCTATTGTGCCATTGACTACCAGTATTATTATTTAATGTATCACCTACTGAATCTTCTTGTGGATTTATTAACATAGAGTCGTTTGAGAGATTTTCTATTTCTACCACCGAACTTTGTCCATGTTTATAAACATATTTCTGTCTATCAAATACTGTATTACGATATTTTGTACCTAATCCTACTATTGTAGTTGATGGGATAAATTGTTCCAATAAATTTGTCCAATATGGTTCTATTTTATCGACAAATCCTATCATTTTTTGATATGTAAATTGATTACTACCTATATTATCAACTACAGGTCCTGCCACTATTGTACTAGAAGTCCCTCCTGATGCATAGGCTTCATAAAGATTCCGTAGTGTTGGGTATGCTGGCCAGTTTGGTTGGAATCCGAAACCACCCCCACCAATAGTTTTTCTATTTTTAACATTAATAAATTTTTCTTTTAGATTATCTATGTATTGAGCGAAAGTTGTTGCACTTACTGTAAACCCTGCAGCACTTAAAGAAGAACCATAGTATATGTTAGTACCTAAATTTTGTCTATTATAACCTCGAGAGGTATACACATTTTCACCAACTACTGGCCATAAATTTTCATCAATGTGGTCAAGATAATCAAACTTAAGTGTTATAGGAAAACCACTTAATTTATTATATGTGTACATATCATGTTCAATACCTTTAGCCACGTTAAGATGCGCATCAACCATTTTTGTGTTTAATACCAATCTTTCGTCATCCCCCACATAATATAAGGTATCTCTTCTTCCATTAGTTGTTGTTGTATCAGAATCACTAAGATGCCATTCTCTTTCAACGTTTAGAGTATCTCCAGAAGATACAATCCAAGATTTTTTATTATCTACTTGAGGAGACAGTGTAAACCCAGGACATGAAACATATATTTCTTCTTCATACGTACCACTCCACTCAAATCTAAAGTAGTCCCTGTATTGTTCACTTCTCATGGTTAAAAAATCCATAATGTTCGCAAATAGAACGGGTGCTTGATAAAGATTCGGATTTTGACAGTGTACCCATCTTCCTCCATTAGTGTTATATAGATAAGCGGCGTTTATATTTGTTTCATTAGGTATATCGTTGTAAGATAAAATTGTTGCCTCTGATATTACAGAATCTATGTTCTGTCCATAAAGTTGTGTAGTTGAACCATAACTAACCCATCCTTGACTGAGTGGGTTTAATGGATCTAATAAAGGATTCTCTAGGAATCCCCATTCTTCACCGACAAAATGGTCTGATGTAGAGTTTATTGGGTATAAGGAATTTGTTGCCTGATTACTTATTGTTAAAACTGCGTATCCTGCATCGTATAACTCCTTTGCTAATTGTTGCATATTTGCTGGAATATCTGCCCCTATGTGTTCAAAAACAAATACTGCCGCATTTCCATAATTAACCGCGTCACTTACTGTATTGTATGTACAGAATGTTAAAGGATTGGTTGGGTCACAAGCTCCGGGAGTATTTCCAGCTCCTATACCTCCATCCCCTCTAGAATTAACATAACCTAACCCCCCTGCATTTTTTATCAGTTGAAAGTTGGTGTCTTGACCTGCCTCATTAGAAACTAACACCGCCACAAATGACTCTGGACCTATTGTACCCGTTATCTCTGAAGGTATAGTTACTGTCTGTCCAGTTATTTCGGTAAAACACCTAAATCTATTAAAGTATTCTTGTCCAGCATCATATGGACCCATATGAGGGTTATTCGCCCCGTTATAACTTGTTGTTTGGTACCAACCACCTTTCATTTGAAAGTAGTAATCGTCAGATGGTGGGAGTACTTCTGGATAACCATCCGTATCCATAGGAATTTCCAATCCATTAAATAGTGATACTTCACCCTCGGGAGCCTCCCCTAATAAATGTGATAAAGCAATACCCACTTGTTTGGTGTCTAGTTTTCCTTTTACTGTGTAGACATATTCATTGAGTTCTATAAGAGATGTTGGTGCCCCTATGAATCTTAGGAAAAATTCAATAATCTTCCTTGTTCCCTTACCTTTATATAGGTACCCCGCATTAATTATAATTCTTCTCCACAGTTCAATATCAAATTGTACTGGAGTCATACCCACTGAAGTACCGGAAAATACTGTTTCATTAGTACCTCCGAAAAAGGCCTCCATTACCTTACTTTGGTCGGCAAAATCTATTGTTTCAAATCCTAAAGTTCTTGCGAAATTTTTAACTAATCTATCTGGAATATTATTACTCTTATTATAACTTACTGTATTTGCATAAGCTAAACCATCTATGTATTTTTTAACTTCATCAAATTCTCTACCGTAAATTCTTAATAATTTTTGTACTCTTCTATCATCTGTATCAAATTCTTTAATTGCGTCTGTTGTAAAAAATCTAGAAACTAAATCTGTTTTATACTCGTCATAAGAGTCTGCCAAATTCATTAAGTTAGTTACATAACTACCATATGTAGTTGTATCAATATCAATATTATATCCGTCTGTCGTTGGCCATGTAAATTTACGTGGTATTAGTGTAAAAGTACCTGTAGGTCCTTCAGTAGGTACCTTAAATTCTGAAGTGTAAATTGGTGTAACATTTCTGTTAAGTAAAAATCCATCTAAACTACCTAATTTATCATAAAACTGTTCTTTATATAACGTTTTAGGTTTAATATGGAAGTTATCCGATAAAATACCTAAAGTAGTACCGGTAAATGGATTACCCTTAACTTTGAAATGTATGTAATTAGGTGATTGTGGGGTTGTACCCGTAAAAGCTATAACTTGATGTTCTTGTGTGTTACTAAAAAATCCAGGTGAGTTACCCACATACGTTCCATCAGCACTAACTGAGGATGATATCGGATATACAAGATTATATTTATAAAAATCTTGACTCATCATTTTTATTCCATTCCAACCTTGGTATGTGTTAGGATTATTTTTAATATTTATCTGAAATTTATTATGTATTGCCGATACTGGGATTTTGAAGTATGCGCTGTCCGTCGCACTAACGTATCTATATTCTAAAACTGTGTTTAGTGTACTACCACTAACATATTTGTCAATATATAATGAAGCCGGCCATTTTTTAATTATACTTGTAAGACTTGCTTTGATGTGTTCCCTTAAACTACCAAATAATGTATAGTTAAAAAGATCACTTCTATCTAAATTAAGTACTAATTTAAGATTATTATCTAATAATCTTTTAGATTGTGACGCAGTTATAGAAAGTGAATTTAGATTAACCGGTTGGTTAAAATTTTCAGTGGCGTAGTATTGTGTAGTTTTAGGGGTATTCGTTGACGACGTATAAAAATTAGATAATAGGGTAAGCTGTCCCTGTACTATCTGATATCCTATCAGATTTGGGGAAAAGTCTGCGTTAGACTGGTAATTTCCTATTATTTTTTTATATGCCATTATAATGAAGTTATATCAATAAAGTTTTTAGTTGTATCTATCGTAGTTCTTTGTTCTCTAATTTCATATAAAGACTCATTAAAGTTATCTTTAATTTCATATAAATTATATTGTCTATATATGTCATTATCTCCGTTATAAATCGTGTATATTCCATCTTGAATGGATTTTGTTTGATTCCCGAATAATCCAGTACCTAAACTATCGAAATCGTATTCTCCTAACTCAATTTCTATTGAGATTGGATTAAAAAAAGTATTTGATATCGATATTTGTTGCCCTGGACTACCTATGAAAGGTTCAGCATTTGGTTTTACGTTGGGTGCAGAACTAGGTGTTAAAGTTAAAAATAGTAATGACCCTCCATCGTTAAAATTATATCTAATTGCCTTCTGTGTTGTGTTAGAAAGTTGTTGATTAACTGGTTCACAAAGATTAGAAGAGGTAATAATCCTAAAGAAATTTCTTAATTTTTGACCGGCACTATCATAATACTCTATTCTATAACCAACTAAACCACCATTTGTGGCTTCACCAATTAAATTACTCTGGTCTAAGACGATACCTTTAACCTCAGGTAATGCGGCTAAATTACCACAATCTACAATTTGTTTAATAATTTGTCGAGGACGAATATAAATTGTATATATTCCTCTAGAGTTAAATATTGCCGGATCTAAACTTAAATTATACATCCCCTCGAGGATTCCAATACCACTACTTCCTGCATCTGAAGGGGTTGAGTATTGTTTTATATATGTACCTGGATCTAATTTTGTAAAAGAGTCTGTAAAATTAGAATCTCTACTTGGTGTATAATGCAAAAACATTTCCATGTCTGACGGGGAAACGTCTGCGGGTCTTTTTATTCCATAATTACCTGTTGCCATCTATTAATTAATTTTTTTTTAGTTAATAAGATTAAAATACCCTCCTTGATAAAAGTCAAAATCTTCTAATCTATTAATTTCTGTTATTCTATAATGTTCTTCAAACACAGAAGCAATTCCTCTATCTATAAATACATTATTTTCTATTTGTGGAGGGAAAACGTGTCCCATTGTCCACTCTTCTTTGATATCTGGATATAAACATCCTGGACAACAATTTTTCATTCTAACGGCAAACCTAGTAAAAACGGGAGTTACTTGATTATTTCCGTATTTATTAAGACCTGTATCACTAGAATAGTCCCAATAAAATATATTATTTATTGTATAAGCTGTTACTATTCCCGGTGTTATTTGTGTCCAACCATCTGTTATACCTAAAGAAGGCACCCTCATTTGTAATGGATAATAAGGATTTACACCATACTTAGCAGTTATATCAGGATCTGTAGTTGCTACCGTAATATTATTAAACCCCCATACAGAGTTACATTGTCCAGCTCCATTTCCTATACAATCCACCTCATTTGTACAACTAGGGTCTGCACAAGTTTCAGAATATGCTTTACCAGCGAATTTAATATTATTAATCTTACTTTGTGTAAAACCTGTTATAAGATACGCCCCCGTAGAGTCTGTCCCACAACAACCCCCATAACACGAACCATCATCACAAGTGGCTGAAGGTTTATAGTTTGAGGCTGTTGGTTCTGTACAACCATATACACAATCATCATATATACAAGTACCGTTATCAAAAGTAGCATTAGGATTAAAATTTGAAGCTAATCCATCCATACATCCACCTATACTACATGAACCATCATCTTCAGTGTATAAAGGATTAAAGTTGTCTGCCTCTGGATTGGTACAACCAATAGTTGGATAACTACAGGTTCCATCTTCAATTGTAGCTAAGGAGTTAAAATTTGCGGCATACTGGTCTGTACATCCAAAAACTTCATTATTTCCGTATACACAACAACAGTTGGGTTGATTTATGTTAAGGCAGAAACTAAATGTACCGTTACATGGTATTGTTGCACTGGTACTAAAATTGGTGGCGTTACTGTCTGTACATCCATAACATGTATAATCACAACTACCATCATCTATATTAGCATCAATGTTAAAATTACAAGCAGTATTAGTGGTACATCCAGGAATATCATCCACTACATCATAATCACAACCATTATTATCTGCGTTAAAAGAAGAAAGGTAATTTGTAGCACTTGGGTCAATACATCCCCAAGAATTTGCCCAAGTATCATTACCTAAGGTAAGAGGGATAAAGGTTTGACTATTATTAATTACAAAAGAGTAATTATAAACACACGCGTTTCCATTATCTCCTGTATTTTGAGTACTGGTTATTCTTATAAGATATGTTTGTGGGGCCAATAACGTACCATTATTAAATGGATGAAAGGGAGTTAACACACCAGAATCAAAATAATATAACTCATAATTGTAATTATTCACACCTCCATTCTGGTCAATATGTTTAACATCATCTTCTAAAATAGGACCATTATAAAGTTGCATGTAAGTAGTAACGTTTTGCATATATAACGCACTAAAGAAATTCCATACACCGTCTGTATAAGTTCCCCAATTTCCCCAAAAAGCTGATTGTACTGAATAATCAACCCATATACTAGTCCCATTACCTCCTGCATTAGTTTGCACCGTCGATAATAGATTGGCGAAATCAAAAGAAAGTGAAAGTTCAGTACATCCTGCTTGTGCCATGTTATTATTTTATTTTATTTACCTCACAGGAATTATAACATTCCTCAAAAGTTTTATATTCTCCAGTTCCATTATAGATTTGAGTTGTTAATTCTTCTACGCAAGACCAGGTTAAAGGTTTTTCGTTTTTAATACACCCACTACCATTCCAATTATATCCCTTATGATTCCACTCCATACAACACATTTCACCATAAGTTTTTATATTTGTTGGACTCAAAGCGGTAAATAGAATTTGTTCATTTATTCTTTCCTGTACGTCTAAACAATATACATCCCCTCTATTAGTTGTTGCAATTCTTTGTTCTTTACACGGTAAATAACCTAAAGTCCCGTTCATATTATATGTATTATATCCTTCACATTTTATTAAGTGTCCATATGATAAAGCCGCACCAGATGTGTAAAAAACTGGTACATTTTCGACATATCCAAGTATTTGATAGTTTCCGATTAAACTTTCATTTTTTTGAGGTTCTATCATACACTTCTTTTCTCTTAAATTCCAAAAATATCCGTCTTTTTGTTTTTCTTCACAGTATTGTCTTTGTCTTTTATAATTAATCATCTTCTTCCATTCTATTACTCCTTGGTTATTCACCTCTTCAATAAAATCTTCGACTGTTGGTTTGGTCCCAGCTTCTTCTGTTGCTTCTTCGTGACTACTACAAGCCATATAATAATTTATTTCATCAATTTTATGAACATGGTACCCTAAACAATCAACTTGTAATCCATAATCTTCTGCTTGAGTTTTAAGCCTAAATAAAGGTTGGTTATCTAGATGTTTTACTGCATATAATGAGTAATCTATATTTTCAACATCTTGATATCTATATCGTTTAAGGTTAATTAATTTAGTAATCTCCTTATCCATCTCGTCATTAATACAACACCTTTCACAAGCAATACCACAAGTTGGATCGTAATTTGACGATTCACTATCTAAACACCCTATTTTATTTTTTTCAATTTTCATATTTCATTTTTTTAACAATTACACGGAGTAAATGCTCCACCATTACAATCAGCAAGGTCATCAAAACACATAAATGAATCTATCATACTTTGATATGTTACTTGTGTAGTAACGGTAACATCATAACAACATGGTCCTACTACAAAAAAGTCGCAACACCAAACAGTCCATGTTGTGCTATAACTACAACTACCATCATCTAGTTGGGCTAATGGATCATAGTTTACGGCAGTAAAGTCTGTACAACCCGCAACTAAGTCTCCACTAGTATCATATTCACAGCAACTTACATCACCCATAGTACCTGGTAAAATAGCTTCTGGATAAAGTGGATGTCCAAATAATGATGAAGGTGGATTTCCTAAACAATCTGTACAAGTCACAACATTACCGTTTACACCAAGAGATGGTGCACAACCAAAGTCTGGGGCTCCCGATGGTTGAGAGTAATTATCAGCCATAGGATCTGAACATCCTGCAGGGAAAGAACATGTTCCAAACATACCGAACTCATTAAATATTTGTTGTCCTAGATACCAAGAAGATTGTCCTGTTTCTTCATTTGCTAAAGGGTCATATTGTAAGGAAGAAGGATTCATACAACCAAATATTGGGTATATACAACAATCTCCCTCTACATTGTGAACTGAAGTTAATGGATATCCTGGTAATGTTTGGTCTACACACGGAGTATTAGCGTCTTCATTATAATTATATGCTATTGAGTCTGTACACCCTGCGGTCCAATTACAAGTACTATTATTTAGACATTGTTGTGCCGAAGCATACATTGTAACACCTGGTATTATAACCGTTGAAGCCACACAAGCCGCTACTGGATTACCTACTTGTACCACTCCTCCAGTTAGGTAAGGATATTCGGGAACACAATGCCACCCTACTACAAGTTGTGAAGGTTCACATAAAGCACTAGTTTCTGCACCAGCGGCTGGAAAAATTCTAGTATCTGTATTACTAACTGTTGTAACATACGGAACTGAAGTAGTTATGATTTCTTGACCTTGGTCAAATTGTATATCAGCCAAATAACTATTAAGAGTATTTGGATTACCGTCTGGGTCAAACATGGTTTGACCGGTAAGAACTAGGTTTTTGGAAACTTCATTAAGAAAGTTAGTTTTTTCACAACCTAAAAAATTAGGTGTTGTATATTTTTTAAGACTTATGTCAGATATAGTTAAACCAAAAGATAAAGGATTTGTTATTATAGCTTCTTTTACATCACAAACTAATCTTAAACTTAAATTAGACGCGTTGGTTAGGGTAAATATACTTTCTAACTGAATAGATGTTGTACCGTCTGCAACGTCTCCAGAATTACTAGACCATGTTTTTACCGCATCTACAATTACATTTTCTTCTTGTGTGTAACTAAATGGTCTTTCGTCTAAAGCCCAATAATCTAAACCAAAACCATAATCACCGAAAGGACCATTTCCTGGTGGCATTGGGTTGGTTACACCGATTTGTAGTGCATAGGTTCCACTAGCTATTGGGGTAAATAGATACTCTTTATCATAAAATCCTGGACCTCCAAAAGTATCAAATAACATAGAGGTAGAATTAGCAATATCTTCTATTTCAAAAAACATATCATTATTACCTAATTGATTAGCGACACTGACTGGTGAACTTCCGTTAGTTAATCCTATATATCCAAAACGAATTCTATATTCTACTCCTTGGTCTAATTGGACATATTTAGACATATTTGCGGAGTTACAGTTGGTTGTGGTTGTAAATAAAACTCCATTTGGATTGTTTGCAGAAAGGTACTGCACTGTCTGTGTCACATTACCTCCAATACAAGGTGGACCTTCTGTAACAGGTGGTAAAATATCTGAACTACCTAAATCAAAATTTTGATACCAAACATATCCCCAATTAGGGTCTAGTTGTCCTGTTGCACTTAACTTTATAACAGCTAAAGTAGAATTATCATAATAATCCATTATTAGGTTAGCCTTCATAACATATTTTTCCCCATTGATTAGTCCACTAACTAATGGAGTGTATATTAAGTTTCTCCCCCCTACGTAATTAAGTATAGTACCTAAATTACTAGTATTTAAGCTGATTTCATCCATAACTTGGACGGGTCCATCATCAAATAGTTGTTGGTTATCACCTCTTCCTATAAATAAAGTTGGGTATGTAAAATTGAATAGTTCTAGTCCTACTCCGACCCCTGGTAATCCGTAATCTTTATAGCACTTACCTTCAAACCACACAAACCCATATTCACTATAATCTTCACAACATTTTCTTTCTACTCTTACTTCACTAGTTGTTTGATTGTCATAAAAAATAACTTCACCTCCATCACTAATAAAATAAGGTACTGGACATTTATAATCTTTAGTTAAAGTTTCTGTTGACCCACTACACTCTTCCGCAATTCCTGGATAAATTAAATCTGTATAAATACCCATATCTTTAATGTCTTGGTATAAAGGAAAAGTCAGGTTTATATTTCTTGTTTTATATGAAACTATATTAAGACATGATATCCAACCACATTGTCCTAAACTACAAGATGGGTCAAGAGGATCAAGGTCACAACTATTTTGTGGTATGTCTGAACAATACCATATCTTACCGTCACTATCCTCTACTACATCTCCTAGTGAATATGTTTCATTAGGATCCCATGGTCCTAAATCAGGAGCTTGGCAATATAAAAACCCATCGTTAGTTGTTGTTGTACCCTGTACATTAGTTACCAAAGCACCATATAAATTATAACTTAGATAGTAAAAAGGTACCACTCCTTCAGGTGGAGATGAAAGAGTATAGACACCTGTTTGTAATCCTGTATCTTCATCTATTTGTTGATTGCCGTATGCACCAAGAGCCAATTCATCAACATCTAAAGGTTCAATAAAAAGGTAATTATTTATATTATTTTCATATAATCTTAAATTATATTCGGTTGCTTCAATATTGAATGACTTAAAAAAGCCGAAGACATCTCTTTTTACACTAGTAAAACTATTTTCAGTAGACTGGGTATCTTCTAGAGATATGGTAATATCATCAAATAACCAAAAATCTCCAGTTTGTGCCTGAGAACCTAAAACTGACCATCCTGTGTATAACCAAAAGGTAAAGTCGTAAGCACCCCCATCAGGGGCTGTAAAAGTTGTGGTTAATATATCACGTTCTGGAAATACTGGAGTTTCTAAAGTTGACCAGGTCAAGAGAGAGAATAGATTAGACTCTGGATTCTCTATCCATAACATTACTGAAGTAGAACTTATACTTGCTGTTATTTGGTCTTTAATGTATTGTACATCGGTACTAAGAGTAAAAGAAACTCTATAATTAGCACCTGCCTCAAGTACTGTTTTTCCTTTTGTTCCCACATAAACAAATCCTGTTGGTTGGAAAGCGTCTGTAAGTTGTATTCTCATACTATAGTCACCAGCACTTTCTACCCAAGGTGGTGTAGTATCCCAATACATCCCTGTAGTAAACTCACTACTAAAATGTTCCCAATTAAAAGTCCCTAGTTGGAAGTTATCTATGAATACTTTAGAAATAAAATTGGTATACTCTTGGGCTATCATTCCATCGATACCATCCATAATAAAGAGTGGATCGAGTATTGTAGTTTCACAATCTTCAAAAGACATATCTGGATCTGTGCACTGATACGGATTAATATTATTAAGAAATAATGGTTCAGGATTTAACGCAGGAGGTGTTAAATTAAGTTTATCACCTAATAAATTTTCTCTTGATATTTTTCTAATTATCTTTTCCATTTTTATGTTCTTCCACTAATTATTGGTGTATCTGGTAATTCGTTTATAACACCACCTGTATATTGTTTTACAAATTCATTTTTACCTAAATATTTAGGTCTTATCCTTCTTGTTCTTTCTATACTCATTCTTACACCCTCACTAAAATAATCAGCGGGTATTTTAGCGTCTTGAGGTTGTGGTTCTATTTCTAAAACTCTCGCCGCTTGTAACCTTGGGAAAGGTGGTACTTGATAATTTTTTGTTGTTCCTGTGTTTACCATAATTATTTTATTTTTAAGTACAGAACGGAGCTGGACATGTTATTAATTCTTTATAATACAAATCCATCTCACATCCCACATCGTAATTTCTAATCTTTACAAAGTTTTCTGCGACTGGATTATTTCCAGCCAAAAACTCCATGTACCAATCCATTGCCTCAAAATCCCAAGTTTGAGGTTGTGGTGTAAAAGTTCTTGTATTGTCATTTAAGGAAATTACTGTGTAATCCATTTCTTCATTCCAAAAATCGATATAATATTCTGGGGCATATGACCATACAGGTAATGCACTACCCAAAACATAAACTTTACCATTAGCCGAATTAAAAAATTCAACTTTCATATATAATTTATTATTTGTAATATTTAATTTTTTCTTTGATTTCCAATGATATAAAAAACTACCTGGTTGATTTGGACAAATGGATATTTTTGATATTGGTGTTTCCTCTAGTTGTAAACTACTATACCCTATTAGTTTTTGTGTTTCTCTATGTGGTGTAGTATAGTATGATATTCTTATAAAACTACCAACAAATCTGTTTGTTTTTAGATATATATCTTGTTCAGTAAACATTTCTGCATCAACCCAATTTATTGTTTGTCCTGCTGGTGGTGAAAACTTAAAAAAATGTAAATAGATATCAAAACAACTATTTTCATTTTGTTGTGTAGAGTTACAAGCTAATTTATATCTTGATTTTTCCCAATCATCTATATTATTTATTGCTAATTGTGCTTTTTGGTCGGCTCTTTTATCCACCAATTCTGTATTATCAACCGGAAAGATGTCTTCTGTAATTGGGACTATAATCTCTCTTTGTGTTGGAGAAGGTGTGAAATAATATTTGTTATTTTCTTCCATATTAAGCTACTTCACTATTAATTAGTCTCGCTCCCCAATAAGTAGGTAGGTAAGTTTCTACCTGAACTGATGAACCGTTTATTGTTACATTTTGTGAACCATAAGCATCGACTGCGCTGTTATTCGGTCTAAGTGCCCCACCTACAGAACGAATAAATATAAATGCCTTATCTCCTTCATGCATTGGAATGGATTCTGACTTAAAACTTTGTGACCATATTTTTTGGAAATCTGATTTGGAAGATGTTGATCCATTTTCACCACAACTAGGTAGATATGTAGGACTTTGGTAATTGATAACATCATAATTTGTTGCTGTTGGGTCTCCAACATTACAATCAGCGTAACCATTACTATTGTCTCTACAAGGTGAATATGCCATTTTATTAACTGCTTCAGTAATTCCATCCATTTTCCATCCACCACATCCGTGATTCCATTTAACATTTGTAAATGCACCTCCCCATCCATCTGATTGGTATATTGGGGCTCCCGCACCACCGCCTTCAGTACCATCATCTGGGTCATAAATATAGGTACATTTTTCAGTTCCACTTCCAGGACCCGCCACACCACATTTTTCAGAAACAATACCAATCCAAAATCCGGAGTAAAGTCTTGTGTATTTTTTATATCCATCTGTAACAGCCATAGAAGCTGCTAAAGTTTGTGAAATACTTGAAGTTGTTGTACTTGGTAAGGTTGCTGACCATGTAGAACTACATTGTCCAGCACCAGTCCCTACACAGTCTGCCTCTGTTAAACATGTGGGGTCTGCACAAGAAAAACCTAAATCCATCCAAGGGTTATTATATGTGATGGGTGGGCCCCCAGTATTTGGTCCCGCAACTGCCCATCCCTGGTCTAAAGAACCAGCATTATAATATTTTTCATAACCATCGTAATTAATACCCATTTCAATATTAACTCTTCCTCTAAATTCATAATTATTAACCATATTAGGGGGTACGTTAGGAAAAAATTGTGTAGGTTGTTCTAAAGGCAATATCGGTCCTCCTATAGCCGAAGAAGAAGTACCATAATAATTTTCAAAAAGTGAACCACCCGCCGGATTTACACAACTACATTGTCTTTGACAATTTGTACCACCTTTACAATTATTAATTAATTCGTCAGTTGTCCAAGTTTGTGTTGGTAATGGTCCCCATGTTGAATTACAGCCCAATGGACTTATACAATCTGCCTCATTTGTACAAGAAGGGTCTGCACAAGTCGGATAGGAACTACCTGTAGGCCATATTCCTTTTTCTGCATCCACCATACACGCCCAAGTAGATACACATGTACCATAAAACATTCTCCAGTTATTAGGATCGGAAGGTATTCTATGTGCCGCAATATTTACTGTTTCAGAACCAACTACTGTATTTGAAACTATCCCGGCGTAACCTTCTAAATCACTACCAGTTCCTGTTGATCTCGCAATTTGATTACCTGGTAAGGGTAATGTTTGAAAATGTGGTATTCCGTTTCCGTTTATATCGGTTGCTGTTGGGATATTGTCTGAGTTTACATCAACTGGCCATCCATGTCTAGGTGCCAAATAGTCACCTGTAGAAAGTGTTGATCCTTGATTAAAACATGTTTTACACTGACTGGTATCGAACTTATAAAATTCAAATAAATTATGAGAAAAGTATTCTGGTGAAATAGAGTCTCCATTTGTATCAGTTATGGTAGTATTCCAAGTGGATAATCCATTATCGTATTGTGTTGTCCAATTTCCTGAGGGTGGTACGTCTGCTAACCCATAACTTCCTTGACCTAAATCAAATAACTCTTGGTATCTCCCTGTTTCTGCAGTAAATAGTGGTGATCCTGTCCCATCTCCTAAATCTCCATAGAGATAACTAAAGTTTGGGTCGGCTGTGTAATTCTCATATCTAAATACATCATAGGTAGCACTACCATTAATTATAGATACATTAAATGCTGGATTGTCCTCCCCTACCATAACTCCCGCAAGTTTTGTTAATGTAGGTAATTTAACGGTAGGATAAGTTTCTGAAGGAATATAATCGGCAAAACCAGTACCCCAATAGGTTGCGTCTTTCCAAAAAGGATAAATACCTCTACAAATATTCCACCCTATCATTTGGTCACCAACATCATATGCTGGAGTTGGCCCTGAAACATTATTATAACTATTCTGTATTTTTTTTGTACGTGCCACAAATTTATCCCCTTCAGTTAAAACATTAACAACAGCGTTACCTCCATCATATTGACAACAACACCCATTTGCGTTATAATTCCCTACTCCTGGTGTATCAGTTTGTAAAATTCCTAAAGCATCTACAACACAAGGTCCCCCTTGGTCCACAATATTTCCACAAGCATAAGTTGCCACAGTATTGTAATTTGTTGCGTTAATATCCATACATCCGAATATAATTTGTGATGTACCAGACTCGTTTAACTTATAAGGGCTTAAAGAAACCATTAAATTTTTATCTTTATTTATATAATGACTTCCATTCAAAAATGGATAATCCACTCCAATTGTTTGGTCAACATCCTCAAAATAACCAACACTTAATAAATCTCTCCAAAAATACAACCCATCAATGTATTTAGCCCAATAAGGTATCCCCAATACATTAGGGTCTGCCGTTTCTATATAACTAGACCACACTTGTAATTGATATTCTGTTAGAGGATCGTAAACCCAACCAGCATATTGTGGAGTACCATAATATTTTATTATTTCTAAATTATCATAATACCCAATAAAGTCACCGTAACCAACTAAACCGCCCACATAATTCATTAAACCTAAAGCAATTGTATGATTTCCAACTACTGTAGGTATAAAAGAAACTGTATAATCATTAGCAGAGTTTGTTGAAGGTACGGTTAAATTAGCCGCGTTACCAACCGGTTTTCCATAAGACCCATTACCTAATATCATTTGATTACCTCCTGGGTTAAATATTCTTATCATTCCTGTTGATGATTCTTGTTCATAATTAACTTTTAAGACCAGTGTTTCACCTACTAGATCCGGAGTAACCATAAATGTTGTTCTAATGTAATTACCTCCGTAGTTAGCTTGAGCATTAGGTGAAACCCAAGAAGTGGTTGAAACTAATTTTGCCTTACCTGCAACTTGTGAAACCGTTAAATTACTAGTATTATAACTTGTATAGATTGACCAAGCGTTATACATAATTCCATCAAAATCATTAGCATATACCTCATAGTTACAATCTCCCAATCCACCACATTCACGTTGCGCCCCATTAAATCGATTTGATAATGTGGTTACTTGTTTTTCTAATAAAAGATTATTATTAAATTCACTAAAATCTATATAGTACCAGTCACCTAAATATTCATCAAATTCATCCATGTATCCACCACCCGAATCTTTTACATACCCTCCTCTGTTATCAGTATTACTTCTTCTAGAAACTACATCTAAACCATCACCTGTTTTAGACAATAAAACTCTATAATTAAATTTCCAACTAAAAAAAGTCTCAACATCCGTAAAGTCGTAAGGTAGTTGACCCGCTCTTTTTGTTAATAAAACATATAACTGTGTAATTGGTAATCCCCAATTATCTACTAAACCTTTTGTGTTTATATCTTCGTCTATAACAGCATTATAATTTTTATCCATAAAAATACTATTACTCATCGGTAAGTCGCTCACATCAAAATTATTTATAGAATTAATAATTTTACCTTTTCGTAAATAATATTCAGAGGGAACACTTAATAACTTATAACATTCTATATAATAATTGGTTGGACTTGCTACTAATTGTGAATCGGTATAAGCTCCATTAAAAAAAGCAATTAAGTCTTGTTGTGACTTGGCCCTTATATCAAATGAATAGTTGTCTAACACATCTATTACTGTGTATATCCCACTTAAATTAAAAAGGGTTGGTTTTTTATCATTATTAAAGTCTGTTCCTAAAGCATCTTCTGAAACAGTAATTAAAGTAAAATCATTTACCTTTAAGTTATGTGGTACTAATAGAGTTACCGTTATTGCATTTAGTGGGTCATTTACGGATGGGGAAAAATGTCCGTTATTTAAGTCTTCAATAGTAATTGGTAATGTACTAGAGTCTGAATAATTGACGACTCTTTTAATAAATCCTTGTGAAGAAGTTACTGTCCAAGGATAATCTTCTCCCTCTGTATTTTCCCCTTGTACTAGAGTTGTCCAATCCCAATGATATTCTGTTTTATGGTCAATTATTATATAATTAAGGGAAGTGGCTTCACTTAAAGCACGCCAGGAAGTTTCCAATACTCTTTTGAAACCATAAAGTGTAGGGTCACAATTACTATATTCGTCTCCAACTTCATCAGAAGCTATAGGTTTTATAAATATATAATCCCCTTCCTCAAAATTATGTTTGAATGGAACATATAATGCTGTTTTCCAACCATTTTCTGTTGGTACTGGTACTGTAAATAAAAATGGCACTCCGTCTTGGGTATATCCCTTAATTTCTTTATTTGAAATCTTTAGTGTTGTTGACGCATCTGTCATTAAAGGAGCGATTACTGGTTTAGATGGGTCAAAATAGTTTTCTATTGGTGTGTTACCCACATTAACACCAGGCCATATTGTTACATATTCATCTAAATAAATAAGAATGTCATTATATAGTATATTAGTTATACCAGTGTCTATACTTAAAACTCCGTCTTCATTACTTGGTAAGAAATCAACATTAACACTAAATGAGGGTAATTCATATAATTTAAGATAGTCATTTTCATATGGATAAACAACATGTCCTACCCAATTAATTATTTTATCAATTCTAAAATCTTCTTCTGTAGGATTAATTGAGTCTGGACTAAGAATATTAGGTAAAAGGTAGTTCCAGTCTTTGAAGATATCTGTTTCAAAGGTTTCATCAACATCTTCTTGTAATTCATATGAACTATTCCATGTTCCTATCCAATGATAATCCTGTGGATAATACATAGTGGTATTTATCGTTGCTGTTAATCTATAATTGGTGGATTCTTTTCTTTCTTTTTGAAATTGTTCTTCCGCACCAACTACTTTTATAACTTCACCAGTAGGTAAAGGTTTATTACTGTTATTAGTGGTAACATTAACATTATATCCTATTCCTATAGCGTCAGCTTTACGATCTTCTGTTCTTATTATTTTTTTTCTATCCATTCCCATTTTTACTCAATTGTTGGTATTGTTAATTTTAATCTATCTAACGCTGTAGGTTGAGATTTATCCATTCCAAAAAAGTAATACTTTCTTATTGGGTAAGCATTTAAGACTGTATTGTCACTTGTGGACATATCGGGGTTATAAGGTGTAGTAAGCCATGGGTTTGTACTGTTTCCGGGTGATGCCGGATCGGGATGTGATTCTGGAATAACATCTCTCCACCAAAAAGTATTATCATTATACCATTTAATTGGTACTCCTCTTTCCCAAGCTAACCACCTAGGATAAGCGTAATTATTTGGACCGTTATCTCTTCTATAAATATGATATCTAGACTCTACTGGATTTCCAGGTACCGAAGTAGTCAATAATTGAGCAGTCATTGGGTAACTCCATCCATACCAAGTCCAGTTTGAAGAAGTCCAGTCCCAACTATTGATATAATTACTTGTATTTGGAAAAAACCCATTATAATCATTACCTAATGTTTCTCTAGGATATTGTTGGTTTGTTCTGAACTCTAAATTATCATATAATGCAAAATATTTGTTTTGTAAAAATTCTAAACCTCCTGTTCCATCATCTATGGCTGACGGATTTTGGAATGATGCCCTTCCATAGTCAAATTTAGCTAGTGTATATTCATACGAAAAGTTAGCATCTGTATTAACAGAAGAGTTGGGAAGATTCATATCTATTGTTGCCCATTGGTTTGGTCCTCCTCTAAACTCTGGATAATTTTTGGTTATATCAACAATTGACGTTCCTCCAATTGTTCTAGTATTATAATAACGTCCATTATTTATTATTGTACCACCTTTTGGGTCACCATATCCCGCTGTATATGTTTGGAACTTTACTTCTCCATCTGCTTCTTGGTATTGCCCCGCAAATATTAAAGAGTATCTTTCCCAGAGTCTTGCTTTATGTACCTCTGATTGAGAAGTTATCGCATATGCCTCCCAATCCTTATTAGACCTACTACAACAATCACTTTCGTCACGACCAATAAAGAATTGTGGAAAGTATAATCCTCCGTGTAATCCTTCTCCTCCATGTGTACCTAGTTCTCTACTATTATCGATTACTTTAATTGGTCTAGGTGTGAAACTATAAATAAAAAATTGGGCTATTCTTTCTCCACCCCAGTCATTTGCATAAGTATCCGTTTCGTGACAATAAGCACAAATACCAATATCACCTGTATTACCACAAGGAGTAGTTGTACAAGTATTTGTTGGAAACGTACCAGAAGTACAGTCATTAGCTGGTACCATACCTAACCTAACCGCCATCCCTTCTTTAAGTTCTAAATTCCAAGAAAGCCAACCTCCACCACTATCCCAATCATGTTGTGCGATACCCATTATTGGACCATTTCCCCATAAAAGAGCATTTTTATCAAGCTGTAAACAATGACTTTCGATTTCTTCAGCGGTTGTAAACTCATCCGGACAGAAATTAGTTGAGTAGGTAAAATCGTAAGCCCCTACATCTCCTCCTTTACCCGCCCAAGCGACCTGACCTGCAGATTCTCGAGCTCTCGGGGTATATCCAAAATTCGTTGTTGCTGCCGAATATTTCCAATTAGCATCACTGTCACAATCATCTTGTGTAGTATCACAGTAGTGTATTCCTGCCCCAACCCACCACACACCAGCAGCGCCAATATAATTTAATCTTGCCTTAAATTTATAATTTCCCCAAGTTGGTGCTATAAATCCTCCTTTCATAGAGTTACCTAATATACAGTTGTTTCCAGCCGCTATTGTAGTTCTGTTTGCTCCTTGGTTGGCTGTATCTGGTACTTGGATATTTCCAAGACCATACCCATAATTATTTTCTGGTAGTGACCCACCATTTATAATACTCCAATCTTGGGAAAATCCGTATGGAGTTGCGTTTTGATTAAAAATATTAGCTGCCCTATTTCTTCCGACATATCCTGAAAGATCTGTTTGCATACCTGAGAAATTAATACATCCTTTACAACCGTCTAATGGTCTAGCAGTACCTCCAAATTCTGTTCCTACTCTATTAAAATGATTATATCCCCAACAAGCTGTATCTCCCCAAGATTGTCCATACACTCCAAATTCACAACCTGTATATGGAGTATAACTTCCTGTACCAGCACTACCCAGTTGCATGTAATTACAACCAATTGTATTCTCCCCTGAATTGGTTGAAAGACCATCACCTTGTCCATTGTAGTAATAAGGTCTTGTGCCGCATATTTTCATATGATGACAATTACCATTAGTTCCATTAGGGAAACCACTACATTCACAGTTGTCACCAACATAACTATTTGATGCCGATTGTGGTACTGGTGTATCTCTTAGACCAGTTTTTGTTACATTAGCTATAACATTCCAATCGTAACCAGTGGATGGGTCATATCCATTAACCGCATCTGCACAACCCCCAAATTCATCTTGAAGTGGCATTGGTATTGTAGCGTTCCATTCGGCCAAAACACCCGTATGAACCATATAATAATTTGATACAAATCCTCCTTTACTTAATACATTACCTACCACTTCTTCGGAACCATCAGTAAATCTTCCTCTTTGTCTTGGGTCTTTTCTATAGTATCTATCAAATATATAATTTGCTGGGAATTGTCTTCTTTCTGTATTTGTTGGTGCTATTTTTGCTCTAGAAATTATCCATGGGTTTGTACCAATACTCTTACCAAACCAATCTGGAGGTGAAGTATTATCTGGATAAGTTAAGTCTCCATCTCCATTCCACCATTCTCCATTAACACCAGCACCATCAAAACCTTCTGGTTGTTTACCACTTACTGCAATATCATAATCCCCAATTAAGTTAAAAATTTGTGAAGTGGTATAATATCCACTTAGTCTAATCCTAGAATAATTTCGATAATAAGTGGCGTTATTACCAAATTGGTCATCCATATTAAAAGCGGGTATATCTGTATTCCATTCTAATTCTGGCGCTGCCCAAAATGTATACCTATTATTTTCAACTTCATTATCTATATTATCTCCTGGTATTACAGGATTAGGTGCAAAAATAACTCCTCTATTTTCTTTTGCTTCTTTTTTACCTTTATAAGTGTATTTGTCAACAAAATAATCATCAGTATAAGCACCATTTAATGGCGACCATATGGCTCCTGGGTCACCCCATGCAAAATTTGTTCCATTTCCTTCATACCCATGAGCCGAAGCAACCAATTCACTTTGTATTCCTAGTATTGAGTCATCCTCAAAATCATCTGGCCCTTGTCCTTCAAAATAAAACATAAAACGGTAGTCAGCATAGGTTGGAAACCCATCTTCGTCATCTACGAATGCTTGTTCATTCTCATCCCAACTTTTTTTACCTTTATTCAGGGGTAGTGCCACTTGGAAAGTTCCGTCTGGTCTACTAAACCATTTTCCTACGTATTCAACGTTTTCATTAAATTCTGTAATTCTAACTGCCTCAATTACTCCCCTACCACCAACTTTTGCTCCTGAATTTGCCACTTCTCCAGGTGTACGTAAATCTTTTGCACTAACCATTCTAGAAACACCAGCTTTATTACCACCAGGAAAATTATTATAGATATCATTACCTTGACAGGATCTAGGAATAAATGCGGCGTCTACTGTGTCAGTGTCACCATCAGTAAAAAAACTACCTATTAAAAAAGCTTTAGGTGAAACAAAACGAGCGGTATCAAAATCGAGTCTAGTGATACCAAACTCACATTCATCAGCGTCTCCCCAAAAAGGTCTTATAAAGACTGTTTTATTTATACCAACTATTTGTGCTAATTGATCTAAATCATTAGAATCTCTAAACTTGTCTGGACCCTCAAATAGCGTTTCTGAGTAACCCATGTTTATTAAGTCTTGTGGGATTACAGAATTACTACCAATATCACTTAAATCAACATCCATATGAATAATATGAGTACCTCCTGGAATTCCAAAAAACATATAATCACCATTTTCATTAGTTGTTGTTGTATATTTGTAATATTTTTCGTGTATATACTTTAATGTCTTATTTGACATTATATCATATTTTGAGGGAAATGTACCAACAGGTGTATGGTCACCAGGAGTATTAATTTGTTTATCTCGTGGTAATAAATTATACCTTTTACCAGATACTAACATATCATGAGGAGAACTAAAAGGATATAAAGATGTGACTAAAGAGTTTTTTGCGTCTTCATTATCTATGGGAATAAAAATCGATAATTTTGCGTTTTTTATGGGAAATCCACCGTTAGAAGTTACCTTACCTACAACAACACCATAATTAGAACAGAATATTCTATATGTTTCTGCTTGAGTTATTTTTAGGCTCAAAATTTCTAAAAAATCAAAATCTTGTTCTAGGTTTAGATTGACTTTTTGTTCCCCTGGTTTTGGTGTTATACGTATTACTCGATTTTCTCCCATTGATTCATTTATAAATAAATATTATTTTATCAATTATTTGTGAAAAGTAAACGAGTTTAATTAACTATTACTTGGATGTCGGTGTTTGGGTATTTTATTTCAAACATTGTATTGAAGTTTCCGAAAAGTGTAAGGTTCCCACTTGTGTCAATTTCATAAGTCTCATCGTCTACATATGGTTGTGTTACTTGACCTAATCCATATTGTCCACCCACACGATTATAAATTTTCATTTCAATGATGTTTAATACCCCATCAATTAAATTTAATTCCTTAGATAAATCTGATAAATATATATTTTGTCCCATGGTTTGGGAGGTAACATCAAAATATTCCCTAACTTTTGTTATTATTTCAGTTATTACCAATGATTTATTATAATCTTTATTAATATAACACATTACCTCAACAGCTAAATTAATTATAACCCCATTAGTGATAGTCACATAATCATTAATCATCCTATAATTTGCTAAATACCTAGACATATTTTCTCGTAAGGTCTGAGTAGACGTTGTGGTTAATTTTCTATTTGGTCCTAGACTTAATGTAGATATTTCAATTTTATTTTGTCTTTCACCCACATTTGTTTTGAAAGGAACTCCAAATTTACTACTCATTTTTTTAATTAAAGCTAAATAATCTCTTACTGTTACTGCTCTATTTTGTGATGCAAAATTATATTTAATTAAATTTCTTAGTTCTTCTACAGAAGGGGCGTCGGTCCCCCCAATAGCTGGAGTTACATTATTTATTCTTAAAGAAGTTTCAACTAAAGCATTATTAGTGGCATCAGTACCAGTCACTAACATATTAATCAATCCTTTATTTTGTAAGACATTAGGACCTATATTAGATTGTTGTCCCCCTCCCACTGTATATCTAACATAGAGTGTTGAATTAGCTGTCGGTAATTCACCTAAACTTGTATTATTAATTAGAGTTTGGACTTGTGACCTTGAGAAAGCGTTACTAATATAATCGTTAATTGGTTCTGCGTTAGCGGTACCACTACCAAAAGTTAATCTACAAAAACCTCTGTCGGTATAGTCTGCAACAAATCTTTTTGTAACCTCTACCCATTTTCCTGGTTTAATTGACGAGTTATCGGAACTTCTAACTTTATCTTCAATAAAGACTTGGGATTCTGCCAACGAATCTACCTCGTAAAAACGATTTTCAAACTCAAGAAATTCATTTAGTGTTGGTTCTGCTCCGTTTATACCTATCACCATTTTTACCTGTTCTACACTTATAACATTAGTCTCCGGTAGAATTATCTCCATAAAAGGGTTTAAGTCTTGTGGTCTAATATTACGTTTTAGTATTTTGGTTTTACCATTAACTACAGCCTCTCGTTTTACTAAATCGTATGAAATTATAAGATCGTTACTATCTTTATTTGGTATTACTAATCTATTTGGTACCCCTCCTGCAGAAAGTGGAGAAGAAAAATCAATATCTTGTTCTACTTGAAATATTTGTCCTCCTCCTTCAACTTCCGATCCATACCTTAATGTTGGCGCATAACCATTATTAAAAGAATCTCCTTGTGGAGGGACGGTAACTCTAAAATCGACTAGACACATACTTGGTCTTACACCAGGTATTTTTAACCCTAATGTTCTACCCATAGATAATATTGATGACCTTTCCTGAGCATACTCTATTTGTGTCTCTTGGAAAGTTCTATCGGTATTAAATGATAACATATCCGCAACTGCAGCATTTAATTCTAACAACATTTGTCCTACAGAAGCATCATTAAAATCACTAAATAAATCTGGATAATATTGTTTAACAAAATTTATTAATTCTGTTCGTATTTCAACGAATGTACGGGCATTATAATTAATACTATTATTTTTTGACATTTTTATAATATAATTTCGATACTATCACTTTGCTCAAAAGAAGCTTCTACAACGGTGTAATCTATATTTACTTTAATATGATTAGCGTCATCATTTGCAGTTATTATTAATTCATTTATAGTTAAATTTGGTATATACCTACCTATGGAAGTGTTTAACTCTAATTTAATATCGGAGGTTGTTTTTTCATCTATTTGTTCAAAAAGAAAATTATAGAGTCCTGATCCGAATTCGTTATTATAAAGTCTATCCCCTTTTTTTGTTAAGAGTAAATGTATTAAATCTGACTTTATCGCACGTTGTGAAGTACGATTAAGTCTCAAAAAATTACCAATTGGTGATTTTTGAAAAGGAAAGTCAATATTAATAGTTTTAACTGCCATATATAATTCTTTATTATAAATATCATTCTATTCAATTTGTAAAGACTTGTTATATAATATCGTCTCTAAGTATTCTATTCATTTTAATGTGTGGTGGTGAAAAAGGACAGTGTCTACACCCACTACCGCAACAAGTTCCTCTTTTTTTATGATACTCTTCTGTCATTACCATATTACCCTTATCCCAATAAAAGTCTTGGGGTTGTAATTTAGGTTTAATAAATTCTTTATAGTGTAGTTCACTAATCCAATCATCACTTCTCCTCATTTTTCACTTCTTTTATTTCTTCATTATGTCCACAGTGGGGACATGTTATTAACATAGGTACCTTTTTTTCATTTTCTGGTACATTATTAGAAAACAAATGGTAGTCAGCAATTGACCACCATTTATTACATTTACCACAATTAAAATGATACAGTATTTCCTTACTAAATTTATGCGTCATTTAATTCTACCTCTTTCTTCTCTTCTATAGATTTCATATCAACATCGATCTCACAATTTCCTCCTGCACATGCTAATTCACCCGATAAATCAGTATTGTCGTCCAATTCAACAACATTAGATAGATCAACATTGGTTAGAGATTCTAACATTTCCTCATATTTTTCTTTTGTAATGTCTTCGAATGGTGCTTGTTTGTAAGTACCTCCATTATAAGGTAATACTGATAAACCATTGTAGAACTTTCTATTCTCCCACATCCATTCACCTGCTGGATCCCATTCATGTTCTCTTAATGATATAGTTGCCGATACATTATGACTATTTGAACCTTTTCTATGTCCAGCATTTACCCATTCAGTTGCAACTTTTTTTACTCTTTCTAGTAGTTGGAATGGTGATTCTGTTCTTAGGATGGAACCTTCTGGTGATTTTTGTGGTATACTAATTACTGCCGTGTCATGTGGTCTAAAGTATTCATCTTCCACCAATTCTGGGTGATTAATTGTTAAATATGTGTATATAGCTTCATTTTTACCAACTCTAATTCTTCTAATGTAATAATCATTATGCCATGCATGGATACCAGAAGATGTTCCTAATGTTAATGATGTCGTTCCAGCTGGTTTAACTGTAGTTGTTCTAGCCGCTGGGTTAATCCCTAATAATTTAGATACTCTAGTGTTTTCTCTTTTCACTAAACTAGCTGCCTTAGACATGTCGTATTTAAGTACTTTACCAGAACCGATACCTGTCATTGACACTCCTATAAGAGCATCTTTTTCTGTAGTTTCTCTCCAGACATCCCTTAAATAATGAAATGAAGTGTATCCTGCTTGTAATGTTCCTATAAATGATGCGACTTTCACTCTTTCATTTAAGTCTTCTTGTGATTCTATGTTTGAAACGTTAACCTCACAAAGGTTACAAAACTGATAAGGTCTTAATGCTATCTCACAACAAGGATTAGTTCCCCAGTCTTTGTCATTATTAAGATATATACCAGGTTCTCCTGCTCCTGATAATTCTACACGTTTCCATAAGTCCATAAAAAAGTCTTTTGTAATTTTGTGTCTCATTAAAACAGCTGAGTTATTAGCTCTACCACGTTGTGGGTTTACTTCCCACCAGTTACCGGCTTTACATCCGATCATTGCGTCGTCGTCAGCACTAAACAGACTAATAAGAGCAGCTCTACGAATACCACCGGCCAAGACTGCGTCCGCAATATGACAGACAATATCGTGTACTTCAATTGTTGTAAGTTGTTCTCCATTTTCTTTTTGATTTAATAGACCTTCTATCTTAACCAAACATTCTTTTAGTGGTTGAGGTCCTGGTGCTTTACCACCTGATGTTATTAATCTAGCTCCTTTTGGTCTAATGTCAGAAAAATCAAATTCTACTCTACTCCCACCACCATTCATATATGATTTCATTAGAACTTTAATAGAATCTGCCCAACCTTCAATAGAATCTCCAATTAAGAATCTTCTTTTCTTTTTAGGGTAAGGTTTTTGTATAATTGGTAGTTTTGCTACGTGATGTCTTTGTACCGAATATCCTACACCTGTCCCACCTAATAATAAAAACATACACTCACTAAAAGAATCTATATTATCAATTGGCATATAAGCACAATTATAAATTCTATTAGGAGATATTTCAATTGGTTTCCCTCCAAATTGCATACTTCTCATTGATGGTAAAACTTTTTTATCATATACAAACTTGTACTTGTCTTCAATTTCTTCCTTCAAATGAGGATAGTGTTTAATATGCATATTTTTATTTCTGGTAACTAATTCGTCCCATGTTTCTCTTCTGTTTAATTCCGGAATATATTTGGCATATTTCATATACACAGTAATATCCGACAAAATTCTATTTGATACATCCATTTTTTACTAAATTTTTATTAATTATTATTTAACTTTTCTTGCCTTTTTTTAATGGCATCCAAAACTCTGTTGGCTTTCTTCTCTTTTTTAACGTCTTCAAATCCTAAGAATGATACTTGGTCATCTGTGTCGATATGAACTTTTCCATTATCGAATACACAATCTTCAAATATTACACCATCCTTACCAAATCTTGATTTTAATACCGCAATTGTTGCTCTACCACTTTCTTTTTGTTCTAAAGTTTTTGCTATAGACATAATAAAATGTCCTATTTGTCCTTTTTTAATTGATCCACCAATTTGATGTGCTTCTACAACATCCGCTCCTATTGAGCTTCTATTACCTTGTACTGCTGTCCAACCTACCATATCAAATTCATGAACTAAGGTCTCAAATTCCCTCATTACATTCCCTTCACCTGCATATTCATCAGTAAACTGTCGACTAGGTACAACACAATCAATATAATCTAATAATAAAACATCAGGTTTTACTCCTCGAGTTATCAACTTTCTAATGTAATGTTTTATCTTATTAACTGTAGTACCATCTGAAGCCATCTTCTTAATTATAAGTTTACCTCTATCTGTTTTGAAACCTTGTAATTTTTCTTTTACTTCTTCTTTTCTTTCAGATAACTGATTTAATTCAATTCCTGTCCAACATGATATATGTTTTCTTTGTATAACCTTTGGGTTATCTTCAAAAATTATTTGTACTACATTATGTCCAAGATTATAGGCGGTATTTGCGAACTTTGTAAGTACTGTTGACTTACCAACACCAAAAGGTGCTAAAACTACTCCTAATTCTCCTTTAGACAATCCCCCGTCTGTTATATTATCTATTCCACTTATACCTGTGGCAACTGGGTGTCTAAAATCATCTGCTAAAACCTCTTCAAGTGCACTAAAGACATCAATCCCATCTTCTTTATCATTTCCTACACTAAGTGCCTTTCTAAATAATTCTTCAATTTTATCATAATCTTCAAAATTACCACTAGACATAATTTTTTCAGAATTACTTATCGCCTTTTTAATTTCCTGTTGTTTACAAAATTTTAACGCTGTTTGTTGTGTAAAATCGGCGTCTGAAAAATCCTGTTCTTTTAATTTTTTTAATGTGTCTTTTAAGACATCTTTCGCCGTTTCATTTGATACCTCTATTCTAATGAGTTGGTCTAACGCATCATAAGTTGGTACTGCCTCATACTTTCCATAATATTCCTTTATTAATTGCATTAATAATCTACAATATTGGTCGTCAAAATAAGTAGGTTCTATTGCGTCAACAATATTATCTGCGAATTTGGTATCTACGATTAATAATGAATGTAATTTTAATTGGAATTTATCCCCTAAATATCCGAAATTTCTATCTGTCATTCTTTTATAATTGATTTATCTATAAATATATTCTCTATCTTAATCTTACTGGTTTTAATACCCATAATGTTTTTCCACACTGTTGTATCTTTTCTTACTCAAACACCTTTGAATCTTTGAAATTATACTCGGTATCAAAGATTTTATATTGACTGAGTACCTTACTTTAGGTGGGAAGTCCATTGCTGTGAATCTTTCGATTATTATTATCTTACCATCTACACGTATTTCAAAGGTAAAGTAGTCTTCACCCTCTTTTTGGTTATCGTTAACTACGGAGTTTTTATTAGAGAAGGGATTGTAATTAGCCCAAAGAAAATCTTCGCTAAGTCCCTTCAAATAACTTTGTATTGTTTGTGTAATGTCGTCTAATTCCCATCTAAGTTCTAATGAATTTTTCGCATTATTGTTATACCCCCTTATGTTAAAATATCTTTGGCAAACTATGTTTTCATTAATTCTTAAAATAAACTCAAATTTATCGCTATATTTACTTACTTTTTTTTCCATTTTTTGTTTCATTTTTTTTTAGTGTTATAAAAGGTATTAAAAATTCAGACTGATCTTCATAAGACGCTGGTATTACATTTACTATTCCATCCTCTATCATCATTTTAATTACATTTTTGTAATCTCTTCCAGATGGATCTAGTTCCAAGTTTACTAAATCTTCTACATTTTTCCTAGCCCCTTCATCCATAAAAGGCTCCTTTAAGTTAATTATTTTTTTATTTATTTCATATAATTCGTCACCAAAAACTCCTCCATTACTGGTTCCTGTTTTGATGTTATTAAGTACTTTGGTTATTCTCCAGTTGTCCCCCTCATATTCTAGTGATTTAACTTCTTCTAGAGAAACTTTTCTAGTCTTTAACTCTGGTACTAACTCACCTAATCTTTTAGGTGATAATCCTTTAATTCCTAAAATATTATCTGAGGGATCTCCGATTAACATTTTAATTAAACATACATTTTTAGGAAGATACTCCAATTCTCTGGTGACTAGAACTGAATCTTCTTTTATTAATTCTTTCTTATCTAAAAGATATACTCTAACTTTCTCATTAACTAATTGTACAATATCCCTATCTGAGGTGTAGATAGTAATTATTTCATTACCATTCTTTTTTATACAATAATGTGCAATTAAATCGTCTGCCTCCATATTTTCCTGTACGTATTGTCTTACATATAACTCTTCTAAATATTGTTGAGCCCTTAGTTTCTGTTTAAGAAACGACTCTGCGTCATAACTAGAAGATTTTCTACGTTTAGTTTTATAGTTAGGATAGATTTTTCGACGAGCTCTATTACCATATCTACCATCCCAAAAAACTACTACTTTATTGTAATGTTTTTGAGATAATGTTCGTCTTAGTATATTAAGAAATTGGAATATTCCCCCTATATGTTCTTTTTTGTCATTAAAAACGTTTTTAGCTCCGAAGAAAGCTCTTTTTAATAGAGCATCTCCATCAACTACTAGGGTTTCGAATTTTTTTTGTTTATTTCTTGGTCTCAACTCATCATAATTAAAAGGTTAAACATTTTCTTCTATTAACTCAAAGCCGTCGTCTTCTACTTTTTCTCCAGCTTTTTCAAATTGTTCAACCCAATAACTTGAGTGTGATTCTTTGTATTTTTTAATTTCATTGGCGTCATCCCCTATGAAATTATGTGGGGTTACAATTACCCTTCCATCTGAAAAACCAATACCATTAACATGATTTTTAAGTATTGATACTTTTGTACGTGTTGCAAAAGATACTTTCCTTCCATTTTTAGTTGCATTGATTTTTGATGTTCCACTGTTCTTCTGATTTCCAAATAAAAAAACTAGTGTTGAATTTAGAAAGATTGCTTCTCCTCCTTTCATCTTAATTCTTGGTTGACTAAATGGGTTATCTGGTAATTCCACCCATGGTTGGTTAACAATAATAAGAGTGTTGGTAAATTTAGAATCTTCTTTTCTTGATCCTGTAATTCTTTGGTTTATTCCCATTCCTATTTTGTCCGCTAAAGTACTTGCATTATGCATCTTACCTCCTTTACCCTCAAAAGTCATTTTACAGGGTACTGAACCAACTGAATCCCAAAAGAAAACTAAATCATATGGGATATTACCTTTTTGTTGTTCATCTATAAGTTCATTTATATAATCTGTGATTTGTTCAATATAAGAAAAACCATCATTAAATAAAAAGGTTCCACTCCATTCTCCATTCTCATTTAAGTCACAATCAAATCCCATTAATTTAGCGTGTTCAAAGTCCCATTTTTGTTCAGTAATTATAAAAACTGGTAACTTACCCTTTTTTTGAGCGTCCACCGCCGCTTTTACTAAAGCCGTGGTTTTTCCAGTATCAGAATGACCTAAAAATACATTTATATGTCCTTCTGCAGGTCCTGGGATACCACAAGCTTTGTAAAATGCTTCACCAACATCAAAGAAACTATCTTCTTTATACTTGGCTTTTGTACTATACTTACCTTGTAAGTCTTCTAATGAGAATGTTTTTTTCTTAATTTTTGCCATAGTCTTTAATTATTAAAATGGCATATCATCCATGTTAATCTCTGTTCCTTTATCTAATTCTGAAATAGTAGTATTACTAACAGATGAAGTTGCCTTTGGCGTTTCTTCTTCTTTTCTCTCATATGGATTTTCTCCTTTTGCTACTTTTTCAAGAAAATCTGCATCTTTTTTAACATATACATCTCTAAATGTCTCTGTATTTGCCATCCAATTTTTAGCTTTTTCTGCGTCTGTAGTTAACATAGAAGGGTCTTCTGTCATAATTGTAGATACTGTTGTGTAGGTACCATTACCACTTGGTAATTTAACTGCTTTTAGAATTAAGTTAATGTCTCTACCTTCTCTAGGGTCCGTAATATCTCCTTTCTTTTGGAATAATGGTATTAATTTATCCATAATGCCGTCTCCTTTGAAGTTGTGTTTGAATCTCCAGAACTTTACTCCATCCGCTTCATTATCTCTATCAATAACTCTCACAACATAAAACTTTCTTGGTCTATATTGTCTAGCAAGAACTTTATCTTCTGGGTCACCAGTCATTAGTAAAGCCTCATTTACTTCAGTAATAGGACTTCTTTCATTATCATTTTTACCTGGGTCATATAATTTTTGCCATTTACCATCAATTTGTACCTCATGGAACCAAGCTTCTTGGAATGGTGATGCTCCATCTTTAGGAGGTAAAATTCTAACTGTTCTTTCTCCGCTTGTTTCTCCTTTTGGTAAAAAAGGTGCGAAATATTTTCTAAGGTCTGTCTTCTTTTTTTCGGTCCCTGTTCCAGACTTGTTGGACTCATACTGTTTAAGAATTGAATCTAATATGTTACTCATTTTTAATTTTTTTTTTAACTAGTTAATTAATATTTTTTTTACTTATTAAATATATAAAACATTTACGGCAAAGTAAACATGTTTATATAAACAAAAACCCAACTCTATTCGGGTTGGGTTAATATTATAATTATTTATTTTAAGTGTCAAACTCTATCTCATCATTCTTGGTTTAACTCTCATTCCTTTTCGAGCCATACCTTTAAGATTTTTTCCTTTAAGTGTATTACTATTTGTAAAATCCATAGCTGCCATATCCATAAAGTCTCCTTTTCCTTTTGAAGGTTGGACTCCTACAAGTTCTCCCCCTACTGGTGCGTTTGATGATGAACAACAGTTACCTGTCATAGTACATTCACAAGGATTATGATTTGTTACATGGTCATAGGAACCATCTTCCATGGCGTAAACACAAACACAACCCCCTTGTGGTGAACCACCCCAAGCTTGTACTAATTTACCTTCACTTACCGCTTCATTTAGATTGTTATAGTTAGGATTAAATGAATTTCCTATTTCATTATCATCCCATTCTTCTGCCTCACCAGCGGTTAAAGTATACTCTTTCTCTTTTGATTGTGGTTCTAGGTCTATACCTCTTAATTTTTTATACTCCGCTTTTTTATCTTCAAAGTAATTATCTAATCTTTGGTTATAAGGAAAACTATCTAAAGACCTAAGTTCTAATTTTTCTACTGGTGTTACAGGTGCCATTTTTTGTATTTCATCTTCCATAGCATCTATCTTTTGGAATATCATATCCATCTTTCCAAGTCTATCTGATAATTCAGAGAATTTTGACTCAATATCTGATAATTGTGATGCGAATTTATTTACAGAATCTCCTACTTCTTCTTGATTATTAACTAAATCAGTTACATCTACTTCTTCTACCTCATCTTCTACTTCTGCCGGTGGTGGTGGTGGAGTAGGTGGTGTAGGAGTTGCCCCTGGTTTTGGTGGTGTCGCAGTTGGTGGTGTAGGAGGTGTTGCACCTGGTTTTGGTGGTGTAGCTCCTGCTGGTGTTGGAGGTGTTGCTCCTGGTGTAGGAGGTGTAGGTGGTGTGGGAGGTTTTGCCGCCCCTGGAGTTGGTTCTGGTTGTGGTGAAGTTGGTTCTTCTTCAGTATCAACTATATCTACATTTTCATCCTCTTCAGGTTCTTGTTCCTGAAAAGTTACCTTTAATGCTTCATTTAACTGATTCCCTATACTATCAGTATAATTTACTATTTCTAGGTGTCTTTTAAGTTCTTCACTCAACTGTGATCTTTTTTTCATTTTATTCGTGCTTAAATGTTACTTCTCTAAGTAATTCTCTTCCGTCTTCTACTATGACTTTTTTATTTATAACTTTAGTCGATTCAATTAAACCGTCTTTTGACTTTAATTTACACTCTTGATCCACACAATCGTCTATGATTGGGTTATTTTTAATTGACCCTCTATCACCTAAAAACTCATTTAGTGCATCATTTGTTTGTTTAAGTTCTTTTTTCATAATATTGTTTCTTTTATTATAAATATTCATTATCTAAGAAAACTCTATTTAATGGTATTATATGTAGTTCATTTTCTTTTATCATAATGAATTTATCTTTATAATCGGACCATTTTATTTGATATTCGCTGTGTTTAATATTCCCTGGGGTAAGATCATAAACCTTTTCAATTAATTTATTTAAGCCATTTATTGTAAAAAAACAACTACCTTTTTTGTGTATTGGTAGTGAATTTTTTATTCTTTTTCTAAAATCTTTTTTTTCACTATTAGTTATTTTAACTTTATATGTGATAAATAATTTATCTTCTTCATTAGTTTGATGCACAAATATACCGTTTTTATCCACCTCAAAACCTCTTTCTAGTAGATTAAATACTTTTTTTAATTCATTTTTAATTACAAAAGTACCTAGTAAATAGCTTTTTTTAATGCTTTTATTGTCCATTTTTCTTTTACTATAAATAGATCGGTATTAGCACAAAGTTAATTTTACTAACTTGCTTTCTTTTTTGAGGCCTGATCTTTTATAAAGGTAGCGATTGGTCCTTCACCATTTTTATAGAAACCTCTCCTTCCAAAAACGTTCTGATAAGACCAGTATCTTATTTCTTTAGGTTTATATGAATTACCAGTAATAGGTTGTAAACATCCATTCCAAGACGCAGTTAGTGCTTCTTGTATTGTATGGTAATTAAATTTCTGGTCATACCCAGCGGCCCCACAAATATAGTAAGGGTCTTTCCCTGTTCCAGTACCTCCATTAAATCCAGATTCTGCAACTCCTTTTACTGTTTTTCCACTATATTTAGCCCTCGCACCTGGTCCAGCATATCCATGGTCTCTAGGTTTTCCTTGATACCCTGTTAAGTCCCCTCCGGTATATCCTGGTTGAGGCCAAGCGTATGTTATACTTTGACAACATTTTACGGTAATCCACTCACCTGGTCTAGGTTCACCTGCATAAACACCTCCTGTTGGGTCATCTCCTCCTTGACAGAAGTATTGTTTTCCGCCACCGTCACCTTTGTAAGGACAATCTGAATGATTTTCACAATGTCTAACTAATTTATATCTTGGATTATCCTTACCATTAACTTTTTTTCTATAATCAAGTAAAAATTTAGGATGAGAATATGATTGTACTGCCATGTAGTCAACAATGGCCCCAAATTCAGGATGAGCAGGATCTTGCCAATATTGTCCTTTTGCTGTCTTAGTATCTGATGAAGTATCTTTAAGAGAATAAGATGTACCAACATACGGCGTTGTTCCAATTTCAGTACTACCTGCTCTTGTCTTAAATTGTTCCCTTAACTTATCTATTAATTTTCTAGCTAAATCTTTTTTCTTTATATTATTTGTATAACCCAGTAGATATGGTCCTGATACATACTTACTTTTGGTTGTTGACCAATGTGTCTTTCTATAGTGTCCTTCTAAATCAAATTCTACTGCGTGTACACATACCCCACCACAGTATGTATTAACTTTTTGTACTAATTCTGGAAGTGTTGGTGGTTTATCCAATCCTTCTCCTGCCCAGTCATACCAATCTGTTTTACTATCATATGTTTCAACTCCTGTGCCATCTACCATTGGTTCCATGTATGCCTTCGTTGGTACAAAGTATAACATCCATGTTATTCTTTGATTTGCATCGTAGGCCTTTTTACAAGCTTCTTGTAATCCTGCTAAGGTATATTTAGCGTTTGGTGTGTGGGTTTTAGGACTACTTGCTGATTTTACTGGTTGCCATCTCCACTCAGCTCCTTTCCATCTGTCTTTTTCATTTGACTTACCCTCAGGCCAACTTGCATTTAATTCAAAAACTATAGAATTCATACCATAATTTTGTAATGTTTTTACTTGTGTATCACCAACGGATTTATCCATCCAAACACCAATTCTTTCCACATCTCCACTTAAAACCGTCGTACTATCAGGGTCATATTCAAAATTAACCCCACCACTAGATGTTCCACTTTCGTAATCTGATGTTTTAGCTAAGAAAGAAGAAACATATGGAATAACTGAACGAGATATTCTAGTTCCTTTGAATGTTGTATTTATCTCTCCTGGTGAGATACTATGTTCTACATTAGTTATTATATACGCTCCGTGGAACATTGGTACGTGGTCTAATTGAAAATATTGTAGTGGTAAAATGTTCATCATACCTAACGCCTCAACGCTACAACTGTAACTTCTTTTTTGATACACATTATATAGATTTTGCCCTTTTAATCTTGGGTCTTTAGTTGTTGACTCTTCTTTTGATAAAGCATCTATTAATAATAATGATTCTTGTGTTTCTTGAAACTCAGCTTGGTCTACATTGATTGATTTGAAAAAGTTTTGATTTTCTTGTCCAAACGCAACCTTAAACGCCCTAACTTCTTGTTGTCGTATTTCACACGTTCCACCAGCTGGGTTGTGACATTCCCAAGTGCCAGCTTGTGGAATAATAACTGGGGCATCTATCATTACCCCTGGTTGGTATCCTGTACCTCCCACACTTTTAGCTTGTCCTGAAACTAATAAAACTCCAGAAGATAATGCACCTAAATGAGCAACTCTTTGTTTTGCACCAAAATAATCAGGTGGACAATCAATACACTCATCATCTATATCAAATCCATCATTATTAAATTGATAATCTGGTGAATCAATATCTAAACTATCTGAGAATCCCCCCATATACATAATGTAGAATCTTGGGTTTTTACTAACGGCGTCCCCATCAACTGTTAAATGAGGTGTAAACATTTTACTAAAAGCATTATCGTCCGCAAATTCAATATTAGAAGGTAACGGGAAAAATTCAAAGGAATTATGACTTATTAAATCATATATTAAGGTATATAAACTTATTTTAGGGTTATTTTTTAAGTTAAGTAGTGGCGTTGGGTCGATGTATTTTTGTCCTATCCAATTATACGCTCTATCAACAAAACTAAACTGACTAAATAACCAATCTATTTTGGTGGCATCTTCTCCACTATAAGATAAATTATTGGTCTTCATCGCACTTGCACTCGGAGTCATCCATTTATCGTGTAAATTTTTAACTGTAAGGTAAGTATCTAATTTAATATCGTTATCATTAAGAATATCTTCCATTTTTGCCTTAGCAGTAATTGTTTGTGCTAAACCTCCTTCATTTACGTATGTTTCTATTCTTTTAATTAAAGCACCATAAAAAACATCTAATAATTCCTCATTTGTATAGACAAGATCACGAGCGGTATCTCCCGCCCCATTCATTGCATTTTCATCCATTCCCATCCAATTTCTCCAAGTTGGGTTTTTAACAACGACGTTATTTGACATCATGGTTCTTAAATTTAACCATAGTTCATTTTCTATTACTTCATTTGTTTTATCTGTACTATTTGCATCTTGGAAATATTTTGGAACATAAAATGTTGGTTTTGCTGTTACTTCTGGTTCAAACCAATTCCAAAACCCGTCTCCTAAGTCGTATAAATTTGCAATCGCATAAACTTCATCTTCTTTTTTATCTGGACCCCATTGTGCCGATATAGGATTCATATATTGTATATTCTTATAAACAGAACTTCCACCTAAAGGAAAACCATCAACTGCATTATTAATGGTTGTAACCCCATTTCTTGTTTGAGATTTATATGGTGCCCTTGAGGCAAATGCTATTACATCATTTGTGTGACTAACTTTTCTTACAAAATAGTATTTTTGTAATCCCATAGCATAATCATATAATGTTTTTACTAAAACTGGGTCATCATTTTCGTCTTCATGTTGTATTTTTGAATAGTAGTTTATAGCGGTATCATAGTCGACAATTGTAAGTAATTCTCCAGTACCAAAAATGCTATCCATCCATCCGAATCCTCTTCTAAAAAATTTTTGAACCTTAGTTTGTTCAGCTTGGTGATTTATTTGCCAGTTTGTGTAACCGTTAAATAAAAGTGGCTGAGTCCAGGTATTTGCAAGAGCAAATGGTTTAACAACATAACGTCCCTTATTATCTTTGTACTCTTCGGTTAACTCTCTTGTAACAAAAGTAACCACACCATTTCCATTTATATTTTCACTACCAGGTAACCAAGCTTGAGCTTGTCCATACATGGCTGGGGCCTCATGATAAAGAGGACAAATACCTCTATTAAATTGTATTCCGTGACCCCCTAAAGTTTCATGATCACTTTTACCATAACCTGTTAATGTATTATTCGCACAATAACTTGTCCATAACCTGGTTGATGGTAATAAGTTAGTAGGAAAAATTTGTCCTAGAGGTTGTGCATCATTATTAGAAGCTAAAGTACCATAAGTAGGAAAACCTTGTACTGCACACTTACCTGTTTTACCATGTAAATTTTCAATTACAGTTTCTTCTAATAAAGATTCTTTTATTGTAGGGAATGAAGGTTCAAGACTATATACATCATTTTCCATAATGGTCTCTCCTAAAGCCCATTGTATAAAAAATTCTTTTAGTTGGCTTTTTATGTATTCTGGTAGATTACCTATAGCTTTGGTTATATCATCATATTTTACAGTACCTGCCGTAGTACTTGATCCTCCTGTGTCATGACTCCATCCCTTAGGTTTGTGGATAAAATGTAATTTATTAGTTAAATGCCAGTTATTTATGTATTTATGTTTGACTTCTCGACATGATTGTCTTCCTGCGTTGGTCCCATTCTGTGCCCATTTTGTTCCTGCCCAAATATTACCACCTACATCACCTTCAGCATAAAATGAAGATTCTGGCATAGGTCTTTCCCCTTTTGTTGGTATTTTATAGTAGTTGATACCTGTTGTGGTTTTAGTTCCTTCAGCACTAAAGTAGTTTGGCCATTTAATGATATCTTCTGTTTCTTCATATCTATAAATCCAAGAACCCATTTGTAATATAACTGATTGTGGTAATGTAACGTACCCAGATACTTGATTGAACATTTTTAATATGTTCCACATATCTGCGTAATGGTTATCACTAAAATGGTACATTGGTCTTGTCGAGTAGTATTTTCCTACAGAATTAATGAATAGGTATCCTAAAGCTAAATTACTAGCTTTCTTTTTATCCACCACTCCACTACCATTACCTACCTTAGCCTTAAGGTATCCGTCTGTATCTGCGGCAGTACTATATGGGGCAATTGCATCATAATTATAATTTGGATTATTGGAGTCAACGTCATTTTTAATGAATAGGGAATCTTCCATTAATAATACTTGTGAATCGGAATTATAACAATTTTTGAATGTTGGGCCAGATGGTGTTTGTAAATAGTCTCCCCCACCTCCAATATTCATAATTTTAGTAGGATCACTGTATATTACACTTAAACTAATCCATTGGTCTGGGGTTATGTGGTTTTTCCCAGTGGTATCATTATTATTTCTTCCGTTTTTAACTTCTTCCTTATAGTTATCGGCTGACCAAAATGAGTAAAAATCCCAACCTAACCATTTTTTCCAATCATAATCTAAAGTACCTTGTGGACCCACATATAACTTTATAGAAGGTGAGTATTCAGAAACCCCATATCCACTTTCATAGTAATCTTCCATCGCAGACTTTTCTTTTTCAAGTGTTTTTTCTTGTTCGGGACTTATAACACTAGCATTAATTTCATATGAACTAACATCACTTATAAAAAAACCAGGACATGTTGTCATATTAGTATTGGCTCCTGCCTCTGTTCCACAAGGATGAAAAAATATGTTTGTACTTAGTTCTTCCAATACATTTGGTAAGTAGTATCCTCCATCTCTTGTAATTTGCTTACCACTAAGTTTACCTTGTGTTCCATAAAAACTATAAGTTCCTTTCTCAACTGTACCATCCTCATTTTGTACTATATCGTCGTTACTCCCTCCTCTAGTATAGTAAACTTTTTCACCGGTAACCTCACCTGTTTTATAACCGGCTTTTTTTAATAATTCCATTGCTTTTTTCCTAGCTACCTTTGCCGAACCATCATTACTTTCTCTTAATTCTCCAGTTAAAACTGTAAATAATTCTCGTAATCTTTCTTTAGTTTCATTAGAATCTTGTACTCCGACAATTAAAGCCTCTGCCTCCGCCTCTCCTAATATTTTTATCGCCTCATCTCTTTTTGTTTTAGTAAATTTTGGACCATAGATTTCAATCGAAGAAGCTAGTGTATCTCCTAGTATCGATATTTTCTCCTCATCTTCCATCATAAAATGATTACTATGTCCTAATCTAAGAAGAGTTCTTAAAGCCATTAAGGGAATAATTTGTAGTTTTACATCCTCTAAACCTTTATAAGGATTAGTCACCCCTGGTGTTTCTTCAATTATTGCGGGAATGTAAGATTCACCTTGTGAACTAAATTCATTATCGTCTGGATTCCACTCCACATTCAATAATTTAGTTTTTTTAATGATTGTATTAATTAGTAGTTCTATAAATCCTATTTCGGGCCAAAAATAAGGATCTGTAGTATATTCAGGATATTCATATATGTCTTGACTTATTTTAGCCCCTGGAAAAACTTTTTCAAACCTGGTTACATTTTGTTTTTTAATAATACCTGTGTTAACCTCTTTATCTACTCTATCTTCTTTTGTTTTATAAACTAAAGGCCAAGAAAAAATTCTTTCAGCATTTTCTTTTATATCTGAACCGGTAGTAGGATTTTTAAGTAAAAGATCTTTTAGATATGGATCTTCTTGATGTTGTGTATCTGCTAACTCGGATACGTTATTTAGTGACCAATTAAATCCTCCGACACCGTTACATAACATCTTAAATATATTTTCAAGTGTAGGTGGCATAACTAAAGCCCCTAATTTTATATCATTTTCTGATTCTAATTTTTTCTTTTTTAATTGTGCAAGTAAAAGTTCTGCTTTTTTAATAGTTTTATCTAAGTCTAATAAGAATTTTTTACCGTCTACTTGTACACATCCCCAACAAGATGTTTTTTCATCGTCTGCGATCGTACCATCTAAATTTTTATCACAAGGTAGTGAACCAGCATAAGCAGAAGTGCTTATGTCATTAATACTTGGGTAATTTTTATCTTGTAATTTACTAATTGCTGTTGTTTCAGCAATTTCATCAAACACATCGGTTGCGTAGACTTTCATTGCGTTTGTACCATTTAACTCTTGAACTCTTGCATTGTCTTGTACTTTTTGGTCATGTCCTTCAAAAGCTATATATAATTTTCTATACGCATCATTTGCATTTTCTGCACGTTTAGTACCAGAGGTAATTAAAAGATCGGGGTGTTCTCCGGTTGGTATTGGGTCACCATTAACGTCTTTAGTTGGATCTGTTGAGCTTGGTTCCACTACACAAGCGGAAACTGTTATCTTTTTTTCTTCTTCACTATAGGTATATGTTTTTTCTCCTCCACTTTCTAATAAATCTGATATTACTAAACTCCAGTGTCCTCTAATTACTCTAAGAGAGTCTAGAGCAAAATTCATATCATTATACTCTATGGTTTCTGCGTCTTCAGCATAAGCATCCATTTTAGTTGCCATATCTGCAATATTGGAAATGTAAGTACCTAGAGTCATAGAACCTTCGGGCCATGGCTTAGCTGGGTCTTTCCCTCCTCCTACTCCATGATAATGTACCATCATATCAGGACCGACATCTGCATAAATTGCTGGTATATCAGCTAAATAGGTAAAGGTGAAACCAATAAATTCACAAGATATATTAAAATTACCAGTTTCTGCATCAAATTTAGAATTAAACTTCATAAGGTGTAATTTGTATGAAATACCTTGACCGTAAAATCCTTTAACTGTTAAAGTAAATAAAGGGTATGGCATATGAAAAAATGCGGCGTAAGGAGAATTAAGTCCTGGTTCCATTAAAGTAGCCCCTCTAATGTCCACAAAATTTATAAAAACTTGTGGTTCAAAAGAAGCATTTAACTTTATAGAAATATCTGTTATTCCAAAGGTTTCGTTCCAATCTCCTGATTTTTGAAAACTCCCAAATTCGTCCTGATTTACATAACTATTGTCTTTATTTTTCATAAATCCTGAAAGTCCACCAATGTTTGTCCAAGAGGTTCCTAATCCTCCATAGTTATCATCTGGACTATAAGGTTTTTGATTTCTTTCTGTTTCGTCTCTACCAGGGAGTTGTCCTTTTTTTGGTACTACAAATCCAATATGTGATCTTTTTTGATTTTGTGAAGCAGAATCATCAACAATAACACTTCTCCCCGGAAGTATTACCTCTAAATCCACATACATAACTAAATCTTCAGGCGGAACTATAACGGGCCCCTTGTTAATATCGGTAGGATATGGTAGATTAGCCTGTCCTTTAATGTATTTTCTTATTTCCTCATTAGGATCTATTAATTGTATTCCCATTTCTAACCATTTAGTTTAATGTACCTATTTACTGCATCTTCGTATTCTTGTAAAGTTTCTTTGAAGGGAAAAGGGATTCTTATCACATCTCCGTCTTTTATAGTAAATTCTAATCCACCTTTTTCTCCATTTGCTAACATTATTAACCATCCGTGTAGAGAATTTCCATAATATTTTTGACTCAGTTTATCAAATCTAGTTACACCTATTTTATATGTTTCATATTTATCTGTTGGTTTTATCTGTAGTTTTATGAATGGCATAGGTTTAGACTTACCTCCTGGTCCTGTCATTTTGTAATATCTATTGTAATATAAACTCATATTATTTTATTTTAATTCCCTGTTAGTGAATAGATTTCTCTACCTCCATTATTATCACTTTCAGTGTAATTTGTACCGTTTGGATTGGTCAGACATTGTTCAAAAGTACTATTATTATAAGGCTCTCCCGTATACATATCAACACAATAATCTACCACGACTCTAGGACACTCATTACCACCTGTATTATCACAACCAGATTTAGCAAAATAGGTTTGTGCTTGGTCATTAAACCATCCACTAATTATACTTTCATTATGTTGTATAGCGTATGTAATCGCATCATTTAACGCTGTACAACCAGCAGTTTGTGCTTCTAAACATTCGTTACCATCTGAATTTATTACTATCTCAAACATTTCTCGAGGAGGCATCGCCGCAGGTGAAACTGTTACCCCATTTTGTCCTCTTGCTATAGAACCACCACCTTCAAAACCATATACTAATTTCCAAGTATTATTTTCAAGTCTAGCAAGTCCAATGGCCATCCAGAACTGCTTACCAGCTTGGATATTCGAATTATCTGTAAAGTACCCGTCTTGTGGGCCGTTATCATACATTCCTGTTAGTTTTACACTACCTATTGCACCTTCCCAAACCAAACCATACTCAATATCGTCTGCCCCAGTACTATCAAATTCATCCCCACCAGTACTATCAAATTGATCTCCACCTGTGCTATCAAATTGATCTCCACCTGTGCTATCAAATTGATCTCCACCAGTACTATCAAATTCCTCAACGTCCTCAACACAACATGCGTCATTTGTTGTACCAGCCGGATGTCCGTCTATTGTACCATCACAAGGACAACCAGTAGGTTGTTCTTCTATCACAATTTCCTCTTCTTTCTCTTTACCAATATTTGGATTTGACCTATCCATTTCACATAATTCAGTATTTGCAAAATAGTTGAATGAAACTGCGTTTTGTAATTGTGAAAGTGGACCAGCTAAACTCATACCTCCCACTATAAAAAATTGCATCGAGACTCTTACTATCCATGGTTGTGCTCCAATACCCTCAGGATTAAGATCCCAGAAAGGTTGTTCATAACTAAAATCTATATTATTAATAACAACTTTACAATGATAAAAATCTCCTAACCTTAAAACACATATTGGTGGTCTACCAAATGACATGTTATTTGGTCCAACAGTACCCTCTAAAGATGGTCCCGCCCTAAGACATTGATTTAGGAATGTCATTCTTGAGTTAAAAGCACAAGGGTGAATGGAGTGAAACGCAGGATGAAAGTTTTTTATATTGTCTTTATAATTATTATAAGCGAATAAATCTTGTTGTTCTAAAGCCTCAAAAAAAGTACCGTCTGGTATCCTATAGTTACCAGCATCTGTATAATTATCCCTTACTGTAGTTTTTCTTTGTTCAAATTCCGCAGTGGCTGCTTCCACAGCTTCTGTAGACACTAATTCGTTATTTAATTCTAAATGAATTGTGACAGGAATAGCGTGTATGTGTCCTGGATAAACTGTACTACCAGAAGTTACTAGTTTTTCTAATAATATATCATCATAACTAGAGTCTCCACCAAATTTTATTTCATATCTACCTTCTGGTGGGTCTTCATCAGAGTACCAAGTTTCTGTTGTTGTGGTCGCACTTTCTGCAGCAACTACCAACGGGTTAAATCCTTGTAATAATCTAGCCGCCCTTATAGGACCACAGGTTTGGTAATCTTTATTAACCAACTCAATAGCTTCTTCTGAAAGTGGTGTCTCTGTAGGTAATGACTCGGTAAACCATTGTCCATTATTTGCTTGGTAGTCTTGTATTTGCATTGACATATAGTCCCTTACTGGAGCTTTATAATATGTAAAAACTACTTTGTATCTTTTTCCATGGTCAGTTGCTAAAAATTGAGCCATTTCATTTACTCTTGTTTTTGCCCCAATTTTTGCTGTTCCTCCTCTTGACTTAAATGCCGTATCTTCAGTGACTGCCTGATATTGTCCTTCCCATAAATAACCACAATTCGAACACTCAAAAGAAAATTCTTGGTCGGGTGAATAAGGCCAATTCCAAAAAGTTCTAGACCCTATTTCCGTACAACCACTAAAATAGTATAGTGTTGTAGGTATAGTATCATAATTGCCTGGTACCGCCTCTGTTATTTCAGGAAGAAATTCCGAAGCATCTTTTTCTCCTGCGTTTATAACTTCATTCATTTGTCCCTCAAACTCTGTATTACCAACCCAAGGTTTACCCTCTAAAATAATATCTCTGTATTTTGCATCAAAATCTTCACCACCAAAAAATTGTGCAGCTTGCATATCGGCGTTTCTACCTTCAAAATCAGGAACAATATTATCTAAAACTTCCGGATAATCAGTCACCATCATAAAGTTTAAGTTTGCTTGTCTAAAAGAATTTTTATATGTGAATATAGGTTCCATTCTTCCTAAGAAATCAGTCTGTGTCCAATTTGCACTACTGTTTTCTGTCCAACTTTCTATATAAGGTGGAAACCACATCAATCTACCACCATTAGGTCCTATTTCATGAGAAGCTAAGTTTTCTAATGCGTGGTCTTTCCAAGCTAAATTTTCTATGGAAAACATAAAGTTTTTTGTGTCCGTCCTATCATTAGGTGCCATATGAGCCCCTCCTACATCACTTATAACACTCGCACCTTTACTCCAACCAGTACTTTCTTTAATTAATCTCTGGTGTCTCAAAAGAGCATCGTAACGTGAATAGTTTCTTGGTCTTTCCCCTCTTTTAGCCCCATACTTATCTGTTCTAACCCAACTTCTAGCATATGGTCGATTACTATCGTTACTGTAACTATCTATTCCTGAACCTCTACTAACAGTACCTCTAGCGGTTTTAAGATATGATGTATCTTGCCTAATACTATCACCAACATTAGTGTTTGTAGCTGTTGTACCTGAAGATGATAGGTTTACAATTCGTTGTGTGTAATTTAATAACCCCTGATTTCCTATATCTTGAGGGTAGGAACCTGGTTCTCTAAATTGGTCTGGTACCCATGTTTCAGCACTTTCTATATTTTTATATCTATCAGAAATATCAAACTCTTGTACAAGTGCCCTATCTTGTCCAAAGTTAGGATCAATTACTGGATCTGAAAGTGAACCCGCTAATCTTGTTGGGTCTAAGTTAGCTAAATTTAATTGAGCAACAAAATAATTCGTATTTGATTTTGGTTTACGTGGACCGGATTGTACCCAGGCTAAACTTAAATAATCATTATTTAAGGAAACAGCACCTTCAATAGAATCTATCCCTCCTACACCAAACCTATTAGAAAGATACATATTATCTGAAGCAAATTTATTTCTTAATAAAAGAGCGTCTCTTGTAATTCTACTACCGTAAGACCCTAATATAAACTGTTCTAAAATTCTTGTATTTTGAATAAGGGTTGATGGTGCCTCTGAACTACCTTGATTATATGGTTGTAGTGGTGTGTAAAAAGTTTTTATACCTGAACCGTCAGGAGCAGAAGCATTATTAAACTCAAAACCACGTTGGTCTATCTTTAGACCATAAAAATGTTGATCTAATCTGGTCAACTCCAAAGCTGTAGCATCAAATCTCATAAAGTTACCATCAAAATCTGGAGAGATAAACAAGTCATACATTGTTGGGTTATTCATAAACCATGAATAAGGGTTATCTGCAGGATTTTGTGCTTGAGTTCTAGTGATGATATCGAGCGAATTAAAACCATACTGATTTAATGCCGTAAAGTTATTGTATGTATTTCGTGCCTGTGATGGTGGTAATTTTGTAAAATTATCTGGGTTATACATATCCGAAACTGGAGTACCATCTGAAGTAGGTACATTATAATAATCTTGACCATTAGCCGTATATTCTTGTTCACTACTAAATAAATTTATTTCACATAAACTACTAGCTACAATAGGAAATATATACGGTGGTAATTCACATTCAATGTGTGGCATTTGGTCACCAACGACATTAGTTACTGTGTCTATGTTGAGTTCACCTAAGTTTGTGTCAGAATAGATAGGTCCTGAATTAGCCCCTAAATTTACACCCGCATCATAATAAAATCCTGTTTGGAAAAAAGTATTTGAAACAATACTACTTTGGAAAAGAGCATTGTTTGACTCCTCAAACAAGAGAGAAGATTCTTCAAACATTTCAATGTTTTGTTGGAATCCGTCTTCTGTGATTACATTTGGGAGGTTCCTATTAAGTAACCACTCTCTTAGTTCCTCTGTGGTTGTAACTGTAGGTACTCCTTGAATTAATACATTATCTATATTTGTTGGCATAATCCCTTTTAGAATAAATATTTTTAATTAACTTTTATGGAGAATTTTTGAATCAAATGATTTCATAAAATTATTTTCCACTTATTTTAGCGTCAAGATTTAATCTTTCTTCTATTTCTTCTGTTAGGTCTCTTAGGAATCTACCATCATTTAATAATATTTTTCTTAGTCCTGAATCTCCAACAACATCTAGATCTAACTTACCTCCTAAATCTCCTTCAACTAGTACTCTTATAGGGTTTGTTTTGGTGTTCTGTACTAAATTTGAAATTCTTTCTAGTTTTCCTAGAGCCCCTCCCATATTATCATCTCCTAAAGATGATACTGCACCACCTAATTTATATAAATTTGTAGTTAATAGTTTTGCCCCTTCACCTGCTTTTTGTAGGTTTGGTCCCATTTCACTAAACGCCCATAATATTCCCATTCCAGCAACTGCACCAACAGCACCGAATGGGTTCATTAAAGTATAACCTAACGCCGCCAAAGATAAACCTAAAGTCGCTATTGCTGCGGACATTAATAACATTTCCATTCCTATTCCAGCAAAATCTCCCAATTTAGCCATTTCTGCGACTAGAAGAGACATACCATAACTCGCCAAAGCAATACCACCTCCTAACATTAACGCGGCACCTCCTATTGCAAGTAACACTCCAACAGCCGCCCACATTACTGGAGTTGTAGCCATCGCACCAAACGCCATTAAACCAGCAGCGGTTAAAGCTAATATTCCAATCATTGCGGTCATTGACCACATAATAGTACTAACTATATCACTAAAAGCTTGTAAGTGTGTAACTGGTAATGAAGCCATACTCTCGGCCAATCTAGCAAATCCTTTAGTTGCAAAATTAACACCAGCACCTACCATCATAACCGCCGCCCCAATGGCTGCGATAACCGCAGCAGTACCAAGTAATCTAGCTTTTTGCATCTTACCAGCACCTAACATTTGAGAACCACTCGCCATTCCCGCACCACCTGCCATTCCTCCAGTCATTGCCATCGCTCTTCCAGCTGCGGCTCCAAAAATTCCTCCAGCAATTGTCATAGATTTATAGGCGAAAAAAGCACCCAATGCTATAACACCAACAGAAATTACTGTTTTCATCCTATCGCTAAGATTTGCCAACCATTCTGATAAATCACGTGCAAGACCACCAAGAAGTTCCATTACTGGTAAAAGTGTTAATCTTAACATATTAGCAACTGCGTCAAAGTTTTCTTGGAATGTCATTAAATCTTTAGAACGGGCCTCTAGAGCTTTTTGATTTTCTCTCATTTCTTTAATCATTTCTGGAGTTAGTTTAGAAACGTCTACTACTTTTTGTACGTGTCCGTATGCATCTTTAATCTCCATTGTAAATCTACCATCTTTACCAACCTTAGCCATATTTTGTATCATTAACCTATCTTCAGCACTAACTCTTGCTCGTATTTGTTGGTCAATCATTCCGAACTGGGATTGTAGAAGTGCCCTATCTGCTAAAGTTTTGAAGTCCTCACCGGTAATTTTAGCCAATTCTCTTAGTCGATCTAAATCTGAGGCCGCCAAATCAAATTCTCCTGTTTGTTTATTAAAAAATGCTGTAAATTTGGTTGCATTCATTACTTCATCAACAAAACCTGCCATATCATTTCTGGCCATATGCATTAGTTTGAAAGGGTCTCCTAGTTTCCCAAATTGACCCCCTAATACTTGTAATTGAGCAGCTGCCTCAATTGCCCCCTCTGGTCTAAAAACTTTATCTGCGAATCCAGCAATAGATTCCATATTTGTCATTAACCTTTGGGCTTCCCCAGTTATTTTCTTAAGGTCAGCGATACCATTTTTGAATCTAAATCTAGACGCTAGTTGGTAGTTTTTTCTAAAGTTTTTACTAAATTCTTCGGCATTTAACCCTATCTTACCAGCGTAGTTATAAACTTCTTCAACTAATTTCATGGAGTCTTCCATGTTATAACCAAATTTATTTAATTCACCTATAATATCACCAATATCTGGTATTAATTTTACCATACCTGATATTGCTTCAAAATTCTTTCTAGAAGCTAATAAATTTCTTCCTGTTACTCTAGCAATATCTTTTTGTACTTTAGCCATTTCAGCAACGGTAACACCAAATCTAGCCGCGTATTGTGAAGCATCTAATAAATTTTGTCTAAGAATGTCTGAAGAACCTGCCGATAAACCTAAGGATTCTGTGGTTAACCTAACTCCTTTATCTATTTCTAGATAAAATGATTTAAGTTTT